ATCAGAGCGCTATGCTTTATGGAGTCCTCAGATCAGTTCCCAAGTGCCGTTGTTCTGCTTGCAGAAGGTGTTCTGCTGCTGCTCAGGCTGGCCACTTGCGGATTTGAGGCTCACTGTCACTGGACGGCACGATGTTTCGGCCGCGATCTGCTGGGTCTGCAGGGTTTGAATCGAGTCCAGATCGAATGCCTGGGTCTCTTTGCTTGCCTTGACGTCCATCTCGTCCAGGTTGGCAGATGGGGCGGCGCGCTGGGCTACGGCTTGCTCTTTGGGCTGGACATAGGATTTATGTACATATCCAACAGTGACACCTTTGCGACCTACCAGAATCCAGTCACCGGTGGAGCCAACTGCCTGAAATTCAGTGGAATTCTGCAGTCCGCCGACCTTGTCAGCTTTCAGATTCGGAGCTGATCGAACATTGACGCTCGACTTGGTGACGTAGGGCTCGTTGATCAAGCGCATCGACGGAACGGCCTGGATTTTTGGAGCCCGCTTAACCTCGACGACTTTAGTCTGGGTGAACTCGTTGCCCTGTGTAATCTGTGCCGTTGCACCGGAATGCTCAGACGTCCAGGTAATAGGACGGTTGGGAGCTACAGGTTGGCTCAGAATCTCCTGAGTGCGAAGGGCCAGAGCTTGCTGGTCCTTTTCATCGAGGCTGGCGCCGATACGGTTACCAAGGTAGCTGCCGAGGCTGCCAGCAATGATGATTGCCACAATCTTGCCGGTGCCCTTACCCATTGCCGCGCCAGCGACAGCGCCAGCGAGGCCGCCGATGATAGTGCCCGCCTGCTGTTTGTTGATTCCCAGTTGAGCGCACCCGGTCGTGCTAGCGATGGCGATGGCCAAGCAAGTGGCGACAAACTTCTTACGCACGTTGAAACTCCTTTTTACGAACAGTCACTCTGCTTTAAGCAGTGGCTTGGTGAGGTTGTAGAGCATTGCTTCAGCAGTCATTGCCCAATGGAAAACACCCGCAACCAAAGTGGGGCCGCGATCGATGCTGCGGAAGGCCTTTTTGTACCCCTCAGATTGCACAAGGGCATTGCCGGCTATTAGGGGGATAACCACGATTGCGGCGATGGAGACGGTACGCAGCAACCACTGGCGACCGCGTATCAGTCCGCGCCGCTCGCAGGCGGACAGGATTAGGCCGACCAGGTTGAGTGCTCCCAGAAACAGTCCGCTCAACAGCGACCAGGGAACGAACCACATGTTTTTGAGCACATTCAGACCTTGCTCACCGCGGATGTCGGTGTGTGCAACGTCGGTGGCCATGTTGCGGGCGATCTGTGGAAGGTACTTTTCGAACTGCTCACGACTGGCAAGCACGTTCATCCCCTTCACGTAGATTGGCCCTAGCGCTTGGCTGGCCATGTACATGACCTCAGGAGACTGAGCGACCTGCGGCCGGCTACGCAGGCCTGGCTTGATCGCCTGGGCGTATTCAGCAACTGTTGGCTCAAACCCGAGGTCCTCGCCAGGCTTGGGCAGCCGGATGGGTTTCCACTCACTGTTACCTATGCCGGAAGCCCGGAGTGCTTCAAGCTGCGCATACGCGCGGATGATATCCAGAGTGGTTGGTACCACTTCAGCTTGGAGACGATCGTAGAGCGCATCGCCGTTCCGGCGCGTGTAACCTTTGAACACGGTCTCCGCAAATGCTGGGAAATTCCCGTCGATCTTCTCTACGTAGGTCCCCTGCGCACTCATCAGAATCCCGAGGTTTGCAATGAATGCCTTGCCCTCGCCGTGCTCCCGGTAATCCTGATAGGGTAGCCCCGGGATTTGAAGGGAATCGTAGAGCAGCCCCTTCTTTGTGACATAGGCGTAGAGACTGGACACCCGCAGGGTGTGAGGGAATTTCTCAGCGATGAGATCCGGCGCCTCACCCTGAACCCACCACGTTGCAGGTGCGGCGACCAATGTCATCACCCCCACACTGTGCCATAGGTACTTCTCCCCTCCCCAACGGCGATGAGCCCAGATGCACACTCGCCAGCCAGTCAAGCAGACGGTTACTGACGCCAGGATCTGGCTGTATATTTCGAGATCCTGCAGTTTCTTCAGCGGTATGTCCGCGCCGGCGACGTTTAGGAGCTCAGCGTTGAAGAGGAGGCCTGCTAGCAAACAGACAGCGTTGAGGCACGCGAGCAAAACTAGGAGCATCCAACGGTTCCTTGTCAGTGTTGGTGTGTAGAAGCGGCACCTGCAGTTCCGAAAGCCAGAAGCTACGCATTATCCAAAAGCAGTGTGCCGAATCAGGTGAGAACCAAGCTTTATCCCTGAACCTAACTGCCGAGCTTCGGGTTTCAAGAGGTTTCTACCCCTGATATGGAAGCTCTCAGGCAGTCCGCGGCAATATCATAATGATTTCACGCCAGGGATGTGTCTGAATTGCGGCCCCTGAGCGTGACCGTCATCGCTAGCCCACACGCTGCTCTGACAAGTACGCTGCGTGCTTGCGAATAGCTTCATCAGACAGCGTGCCGTTCGGACTGCCCTTCAGTTCAGGTTGAAATCATGTGTCGCCTTAAGCCGGAAAAGTGGGGTCTGCAGGTCTTTCTTCAACCGTGTTTGCGTGCGCCGGCGGCAGGTCAATAGCCGCTTTGGCAGAGGCCATTGTAACCGCATGCCCAGGCCACGACCGCCATGCGTGGATCGAGTGTATGCGCAGCGGACCAACCCAAGCCATCCCCGTAGCTAGATTGTCCTTGATCGAGACTCGAAGACGTTTTATCAGGCAGTAAATTGTAGTGACAAAATGCCACGATGGCTCTTTACTACATCGCCCGCCAGCCGATAGATGGGGGGTCAGGAATAGCTGTCTTTAAAGGAGTTCAGAATGCTTACAAAGGGCGCAATCGCGCTGGTACTGGGTTTGGCCGCAGGAGGCGTTTCAGCAGCAAGTTTCGACTGCTCAAAAGCGTCGGGCTTCGCAGAGACTGAGATATGCCGAGATGGCTACCTATCCGGAGTGGATGGAGTTCTCGATCGTACATACAAGAAGGCCGTCGCAGCGTCCTCCAACCCAGAGGGGCTTCGTCAATCGCAAAGGCAGTGGCTTCAGATCCGAAATCAATGCCAAGACCAGAAGTGCCTGGATAAGGCCCTTGGAAGTCGGATTCAGGAACTGGAGCGTATCGCGAGTGACGAACGCGTATTGGCAATGCATGCCCGAGAAGAACGGGAAGCCGCACAACGTCGCGCCGCGGACGCCGAACGCGAAAGGCAAGCAGCGGCCCTGGCGAATCAGCAGCGCCAGTCAGCGCAGATGGCACAACGCACTCCACCTCAAGCATCCACACTGCCGGCAGTCCGCCCGGGTGGCACTAAAGCTCAACAGGAATCGAATCCCGTAGCTACGTGGTTCATCAACGGTCCTGGTTGGAAATACACCCTAGTGCTGGGCCTACTGCTCTCCATCTGGGCCGTTGTACGCCACCATCGAGGGTCGGCAACCATTTACAGCGATTACACCGACGCCTTGATCACCAACGCACTTCCTGCACTCGGGATCGTCACGGCCGCGGTGTGTAAATGGCTCGAAATGCCTGGCGTCGTATCCGTTTTCTCGGTAATAGCAGGCTTCGTCCTCGCGATTACCTATGCGATCTATGCCACGGTAAAAAACAACAGAGGGGGGCTGAGCATCTTCCTTACGTTGATGGCAAAGCTAACCCTCATCACAGTCTTCTATGTCGTCATCGGGATGCTGATTGCCTCGCTGTTCAACGGCGGTGCTCGTCGCAAGGGTGAATCCCAAGCAAGGTTCGAATCGCGGATGCGTCGTCAGGGAAAGGCAACTATGGCGCTGATTACGGCACTCTCCGCGGCGTACACAGCACTTACTGCATGGGTTTGTCGTAACCCAAAGTTCACCCCCGTGGGTGAGTGCCTCGAGTTCAATCGGGTGCCTGCACTATCGTAAGCCCCCTCCGCCGTGCGCCGCCCAGCGCACGCGCGCCATATCCATTAGGGTCAGCCATGCATCAAGGCGGGTGGGAGATCGCTAGACCCATTCACCTTGATATGGCAGCATCTACTCCGACCGGCCTGAAGTAGTTTGCAACAACTCTCCAGCGCAGGTGCAGCAGTTTCCCTGCATATTGCCAATTTCAAAAGAGTGATCACTTTGATGCCCTGGGTAAAACGTTCGCTTGGAATCCTCAGCTTTGTGCTGGTTACGGCATTCGGTTTGTGCCTCCACTTCTACTTGCCACGCCATGAGGTCGTTCATGTCACTGGCGTCGAGGTGAAGCGCATGGATGCAGATGGCGTGATCAGCGCTGAGAACCCGGCTGATGGTCCAACCCGAGATGTCTATTTCATCAACACTGTTTCAACCGACGCAAATCGTGAGGTAGCGGTCTATCGAAATGAGGATACCGGTTGGGGATTCCCGTGGTACTTCAAATTCGATAGCGCCGACCTGCAGGCTAAGGCCCAGGACTACTCGCGTGACGCGAACCAGCTCGCGGTCATCCGGTATTACGGCTGGCGCTTCCAGATCTTCTCGATGTTCCCAAACATCACCGACATCAAGGCCACAACCAGCAAAACTGAGCCTTTCCCAGTTTTCGTGGCCCTATTCTTCGGCGGGCTGCTCATTCTAGTGCTTGCGATCGCCCTCCTCGTCCGCCGAAAGCTTCGCGCCCGGCAAAGGCCAATGGTCCCGAACCAGTAAGCTTTACCTTCGCCGTTATTCCCCCGGACGTTAAGCTGTGTTGGGCACCGCCAGGACGCTGTCCTGGCTTCTCAACCGCCGGACCTGACTTCTCAAGGACGCAGTATGCAAATCACACAGGGCCAGCGCCTGCCGCTGTCCAGCATAGGAATTTCTGATCGCCTCACGATGGCGGTTTCCATTCAGTCGAGCCACGAGATCGACGTAGCCTGTTTCGGTCTTGATCAGCAGTCGAAGCTGTCGGATGACCGCTTTATGGTATTTTTCAATCAAACCTCCTCACCTGCTGATGCCATCCGGCTGATTGGGCCAGGCCAGTTCGAGATCAACCTGGGCGCATTGCCGGCAACGATTGATCGATTGGTGTTCACCGCGGCGATTGACGGCGCGGGTGCCATGAAAGACATCTCATCAAGTCGCTTTGTCGTCAGTGGACCTAGCGCGCCAAACGCCGCGACCTGTGAATTTTCCGGCAGCACTTTCTCCGTGGAGAAGGCGATTATGGTTGCGGACATTTATCGCAAGGGTGGCGAGTGGCGCATGCTCGCAAACCTGCAGGGCTTCAAAGAAGGCTTGGGCGCTCTTGTGCGCCATTTCGGCGGCGAGGTGAGTGATGAACCCGCGACCGCGCCTCCAGCACCCGCTACGCCGCCTCTTGTCCAGGCGACGTTCTCTCTCGAGAAAAAGGTCGCAGCCCAAGCGCCAGCATTACTCAGCCTGGCAAAAAAAGCTCAGATCAGCCTGGAGAAAAACAACCTCACCAAGGTGAGAGCGAAGCTAGCCTTCGTGCTCGATGTGAGTGGTTCTATGAATGGCCAGTACAGCCGAGGCAGAGTGCAAGAGGCCATGAACCGGCTGATGCCACTCGCGGTAGCCTTCGATGATGACGGCGAGCTGGATGTTTTTGGGTTTGGGGCCAAACCAGTTCACCTCTCGCCAGCCACTCTCTCCAACTACAGCGACTACATCGACACTGAGCAAGGTGGTTGGCGGAAGTGGGATGTGGGCCAGCGCGTAAATGACGAACCACGGGCGATGCGCCTCCTGATGGACTACTACAATCAAAGCGGCGACAAAACCCCGGTCTACATCATCTTCATCAGCGATGGCGGTGTTCATGAGAATCGCGCAATCACAAAACTGATGATCGAAGCGTCCTCCAAGAATTTCTTCTGGCAATTCGTCGGCCTGGGCGGAAACGGCTACGGCATCCTGGAGCGACTTGATGATATGCCAGGTCGCGTTGTCGACAACTGCAGCTTCTTCGCTATGGATGACCTTCACGACCTCACCGAAGATGCACTGTACGACAAGCTTATGAAAGAGTTCCCGGGCTGGCTCAAAGAGGCGAAAGCGAAGGGAATCATCAGTTAATACCCTGATTTTCAGCGAGAACCGTACGAATTCCAGATGTTCCGAATCCTCGCACCAATTCAGCGCATGAAATTAAAAAAGCCACCTGATCCGGAAGGGCCAAGGTGGCTTTTTCGTATTGGGTTTGGATGTGCCCGCTGGGCACTGCCTCAGCCCGGCGGATGGATCAACGTACCTGCTTCAGCGTTCTGATTTCCCTAAAGCGCGTACACCACCACGTAGCCGCGGCTCCCTTCACCCCAGATAGGCAAGGTCAAACGGTTGGATCTCCCAGAACCGCGCAGCACGGTCCAAGTCGACCCGAGCACCCCAGCTATTCAGTGCACCCACAGGATCTATGTGCTCAATGCGAGCAAAGTCCAAAAGCTCCCAGTCCTCCCGCCGCACGACCACAGACAAGATATAGGGCTCCTCAAGGCGCCCGGTCGCTGGGTCATTTCGTTGAACATACCCTGACACCAGGCAGCGATTGATTGCCGGCAGCAGAGCGAATACCTCGCCAACGACCCTGAACAAAGAGCCGTAACACAATCCCACAAAGTCCCGTCGCACCTGGGCATCACTTCGTGTCTTGAAGGTGAGTTTTCCATTGCCTTTTGCCTCGGCAGTACGCCGCGGGGTATCACCTTCGTCAGGTAGATCCACATCCAAGGCTATCCCGGCTGCATCGTAGGTGAACTGATAGGCAACATTCGTTTCCTTGGGCCAGGCTATGCCGCTCAGCACGTAATCGAGCGCTTTCTCCATGTGAGCACTGAATCCCTTCGCAGCCAGGCGGAAGGTCTTCTCAGCTTCCGAGCGCTCATTGTCATGCGCGTCACGGGCTGCCTCCCATTCCGATAGATCCTGCTGGTAGATCTGCTCGTTGGTGAGGCGGTCAGCCTCTAGCTTGCCAGACCTGAACAACCTATCAACGAAGCTAGGCTCAACTGACGTCGGCGCCGTCGGAATCGGTATCGAAAAAGGAGGCGGTAATGCCGGCATGGTACCCGGTCGAGGGGTGCCTACGTGGACGTTCAAGCAATCATTGAGCTCCTGGTTCAAACTCTCTGCAGCTTTTGTGAGCAGCGCTTCAATCTCTGCAGCCTGTTCGCTCTTAACGCGCCTCACGACTCTTGCAGGAACCGGACTTCCTGCCTCATCGACAATCAATAGCGTACCGTCATCCTGCACGCTGATCTTGATCGGCCCTGAATAGCCCGCTGAACCGGAGGAGCTGGATGGTGACTGACGTGCACCATCCAAGCGCTGGCGGTAGGACAACCCGGTCCCGGGTAGGCCAGCGTTCAGAAACGTGCCATTACGTCCCATTGTCATGCTTAGGCCCCTCGGGCCAACTGAAGCGGACAATCCGCTGGGGGAGATATTAAGCCTTACGCCCGGCACAATCGTGATCCGCTTACTGAACCTCCACCCCATAGCCTTTTCCTTGACTCATGATTGTAGAACTGGGCGCTTACTGTCATAGCAGTGTCTCGCACGCATGACGGCAGATACGAAGGTCTGAACATGCGCCCGGTTGAGAACTAGCGTTTAAGCGCCTGGGAGCTCGATGAACTTCTCACCACTCCACTGGAAGCGCTGAGGGTATGGCTGCGTCGGGCAGCAACGTGGATCATCATCTCCCTGAACAAGGGCGTCGATGAAGATGGTGCGACTGCCGACATCGCGCGCCTCACGAACGGCTCCACTAATTGCAGCATCGCCACCTTGAGCCTGCCAACCCTCTGGCGCGTGGTAGAACGCTGCGAGGGAGTGATAGGCCGACTGTGAGCCGCCTGAGCCTTCGATGGTATAGAGCACTGCGGCATCCAATTCACCGTCACCATTCAGGTCCACCTGAATGATTTGCCGACCTTCTGGGTACTCTACACCGCCGTCTGTATCGAGCCCCGCGATGTACGCATTGATTGCCACAGTCAAGTCAGGGAACGACTGTGCTGCAACAGTAGATTGAGCCATCACGACTGCAGGTGGGGTGGCAACTGGGTTATTCAATTGCGGCTCGACCGGATCTGCTGCAATGGTATTAGCCCCGGCATTCGGCTCCGGCTCGACAGAGCTCGGGCTACCTCTGCCGTTCACAGCGTCGGCAATCATTTGGTAACTCCGAAGTGCCTGATCGTCTGGCTTCAGACCTGCCTTCTTCGCACGAACAGAAAACTCCTTTTGGATCTCGCCCAAAGCCCGTCCCATGTCCTCAGGGTTGAAGGTCATCACAAATCCTTTAGGAGACATCGGTTGCGAGTCACCGAAGAAGATGCGCGCAAAAATGTTCGGTCGCATGTCCTCAAGGGCGTCGATGCCGGCATCAACAAACTCGTCCGCGACATCCTTGTACAGCGACCATCCTTCATCGCCGAAAAGCTTGGTGATGTTCTCTTTGGCCACGTCATTTTTGAAGTCGGTTAGCTCCAGGGCTTTCTGGTTAAAGTCGATCGTTTGGCTCCTGCAGCTATACGTGTCATTACCGAAGCAGTTCTGCCTTAACTCGTTGAGTGCCAGGGAAAGACGTACGTCATTTGCTGCCTGGCCGCAGCCGGCCAGCATGGTGACCACAGCACTGGAAACCAAGATTCTCTTAATCACTTGAAACTCCGCAATCCATGCGCATCACGTGTGCGCGCAAAGCTAGGTGGTCAGAACGAACCACCTGACAAAAAAAAGCCCCTGCCGTGTTAGCAGGGGCTTTTCCTACAGGCTCGAATTAGCCGATGGAAACGCCATGGGCTTCAGCCAGTGGCTTCAGGCCGCCAGCGAAACCTTGACCGATCGCCTTGAACTTGAACTCGTCGTTGTGACGGTACAGCTCACCGAAGATCATCGCGGTTTCAGTCGAAGCGTCTTCGCTCAGGTCGTAGCGCGCCAGCTCTTTACCGTCTGCCTTGTTGACGACGCGGATGTAGGCGTTGCCCACCTGACCGAAGCTCTGCTTGCGGCCTTCGGCTTCGTGGATGGTGACTGCGAAAACCAGTTTTTTAACGTCTGCAGCCAGGCCGGTCAGCTTGACGTTGACCTGCTCGTCGTCGCCTTCACCCGCGCCGGAGCGGTTGTCGCCCAGGTGCTCAACAGAACCGTCTTGCGAGGTTTTGTTGTTGTAGAAGATGAAGCTGTTGTCGTTCAGTACTTTGCCATTTTCACCGGTGATGAAGATGGATGCATCGAGGTCAAACTCGGTACCGTCGGTTACACGAGGGTCCCAGCCCAGGCCAACGACCACTTCGGACAGGCCAGGAGCTTCTTTAGAAAGCGATACGTTGGAGCCTTTGGTCAGCGAGACAGCCATTGGATAATCCCTTGAAAATAGATGGAGTGGTCGTTAGCACCGTGTGGTGCTAACGACGGATAGCGACCTTAGAAATTCAGGCCGTACGAGTTGGCAAGAGCCTTCAGGCCGCCGGCATAGCCTTGGCCAACGGCGCGGAATTTCCACTCGCCGTTGTTACGGTACAGCTCAGCGAAGATCATCGCGGTTTCAGTCGAAGCATCTTCGTCCAGGTCGTAACGAACGACCTCAGCACCAGTCACATCGTTGGCGATACGGATGAACGAACCGCCGACCTGACCGAAGTTCTGCTTGCGAACATCGGCGTCATGGATGGTAACGGTGAACGCGATCTTGTCGATGTCCGCTGGCACGCGGCTCAGGTCGACCTTCAGTACTTCGTCATCGCCGTCGCCAGCGCCAGTACGGTTGTCGCCGGTGTGCTCGATAGAACCGTCTTGGCTCTTCAGCTGGTTGTAGAAGATGAAGTCTGCTTCACCGCGAACCTTGCCATTGGCAGCCAGCAGGAATGCACTGGCGTCGAGGTCGAACTCGGTGCCATCGGTCGAACGCGGGTCCCAGCCCAGGCCGACGATGATCTTGGTCAGCGACGGGTCAGTTTTGGTCAGGGACAGGTTGCCGCCTTTCTGCAGGGTCAAAGCCATTTCTTAAACTCCTTGTTAGGGTACGAGTGATTCAGTTGGATTCTGCTTGAGTGTCTTCCTTTTCGGGGAAGATCACACTTGCAACGATGCCGATGACCAGCACCACCATCACGATGAGGAGGCTGGTGTTTGGATCGATCTTGAAGCCGTGGTGGAACATATGGTCTGTGGCGTTGAGGCCCAGTTTTACCGCGATGAAGAACAGCAGCGCAATGACAGCTTTCTCCAGGTGCACCAGGTAGCGCTTCAGGGCCTCGAGTACGAAGTACATGGTACGCAAGCCCAGAATGGCGAACAGCATAGCGGAGTAAACGATGAGAGGCTCACGGCTCACCGCGATCACAGCCGGCACGGAGTCGAAGGCAAACAGCACATCCGATACTTCAGCGACTACCAAGCACAGGAACAGCGGGGTAGCAAACAAACCACCTTTGGCCGCCAGGCTCATGCCTTTGTTCTCAGGTTTCGGCAACTCGCCCTCGAGAACCTTGCGGCTAACGAAGAACTGGTTGCCGTGCAGCTTTGGCCAGACCGGGAACAGTTTCTTGGCGAATCGATAGGCGATGTGCTTGGAGTAGTCTTCCTCCTCCTCATCATCACCGCCGCTACGAAGCATCATGACGGCGGTCCAGGCCACGATCAGTGCGAATACGATTTCTACCCAAGGACCGAACGCCAGAAGGCCGGTACCGATCGCAACGAAAATGCCGCGGAAAACGATAGCGCCGATGATGCCCCAGTAGAGCACGCGGTGGCGGAGGCCATCAGGAACTTTGAACCAGGCAAAGATGGCCATGAACACGAAAAGGTTATCGACGCTGAGAACCTTCTCAAGGGCGTAGCCGGTGACGAACAGGCTGGCGACTTCAGGCCCGTGCTGAACGTACAGGAATCCTGCAAACGCGAGGGAAATGGCAATCCAGAACACGGACCAGACAGACGCTTTTGCCAGCGAGACCGGCTTATCGCCGCGATGCGTAACCATGTCGAGCAGCAGAGCGCCTAAGGCGATGCCGACGAAAACCATCATGGTCAACGGGGGGAAACCGATATGGGTAACTTCCACAGGTCAGTCCTTAAAGTTCGAAATCAGCTGGGGAGAGGCCCAGCTCCATGCAGATCAGACGGCATGCCGCCTTTTCCTTTTCATCAAAGTCACCATCGGATGCGCCGACGGAGCAGGTAACGCGTACGAGAAGGCGCGCAGCCCCTTCGTTGTCTTTGATTCTGCCGATGACCTTCAACGCTTCTGCTTGACCGATCTGAGGGTCAAATTCGAACTTGCTCATCGCGTCGTTGAACACGGCGAGTACGTCGGTCAGGCTGAACACCTTCAACTCTGGGGAGTTGTTGATGAAGCCGATCATCTTTTGCTTTTCTTCAGGACCCGCGCCATTGCTCGCCACAGCTACCATGGCGCAGCCGTTGGCGGTTGCTTCCATGAACTTGCGATTCTTGTGCTTGCCTACTTCGGCAGTCAGGGCCTCGCGTGCTTGCGCACCTTTTGCTTTCAACCAACTGAGCATTGTTCGTACCTCAAAGTGGCGGGAACGAAGCCCCGCCCGAAAGTGGATTACTTGGAACCGACGCTCCAGCGCAGACCCCAACGGTAGGCCTTATCCATGGGCTCTTGGTTTCTATGGAAGTCGACCCTACGAGACACCTTAACGGCGCCGTTGTCGTTTTCAAGGAGAGCAATGGCGCAACAACCGAGACTTCCACCCTCCTCGTTCAAACGGACTTCAATCTCTGGCTGGCCAGGGATGAAAATGGTGACCACACCATCGGTCTGCCCCCAGTTCGGTGCACCGTCGTAGATGAAGGCGTAAACCAGGATTCGCTTGATCTCACTCCACTTCTTCCCATTGATGTGAATCCACTCGCCGCCGGATACGGAGCCAGTTCGGTCATCACCCATGAGTTGAATGTAGGGTTCGTCTTCAAGGTCGCCAAAGGCATTGCCCAACGCCTGAACCACGCCCTTGTGCCCGTCCTGCAACTCAAACAAGCAACCAACGTCGAGGTCGATAGACTTGCTACGACTGAAGAAGCCGCCAGACTTGCCTTGGTTCCAGTTCAGGTTCACCCGGATTTCACCGAACCCAGCAGCTGTCTTTTCCAGACTGATCGAGGAACGAGTCTTGTCGAGGGTCACCTTACTCAGGCTAATAGTCGACTTTGGAGCAGGGGCCGGTGCAGGGGTGGGCGCTGGAGCAGGTGCCGGCGCAGTACTTGGAGCTGGTGTCGGGGTCGGGGCCGCAATGTCGACACCAAAGTGGGTTGCCAGTGGTGCAAGGCCACCGGCAAAGCCTTGAGCGACACATCGAAATTTCCACGCACCCTGGCGACGGTAGAACTCGCCAAGAATCAGCGCGGTTTCCTTCATCCCCGAAGTCGGGATCTGAGTCTCAATGCCACCAGACACAGTGACCACAAGCATGGGTACACGATCGAAGCTGGCTTTGTTCTCGTAGATGGTCGCCGTCAGCGCGACCTTTTCGATAGCTGCGTCCAGCCGGCTGAGGTCAACGGTGAAAACGGCGCGGCCAGCAGCCGTATCAACAAGCTGCACCGACCCACCCAGTACACTGGGCTGGCCGTAAAAACACATGTCATTGTCGCCACGGACCTTTCCAGTTGCGGTCAGTGCAAATGCAGACACATCAATGTCTGCACCTGGAATAGGCGAATAGCCCACCTCCACCCGCAGGCTCCCGGTCGCTACCGGTGCGTTACCACCAGGGACCAAGGTTGTCATGCGCGCACCGCCTGAACGGCCAGGTTCACCAAGTCGTCAGCAGTACGGCCATGGGTAGTCTTACCGATAGCTTTGAACTCCCAACCAGAAGCGCCGCGCGACAGGTTGGCCATGACCACGCCAGTGTGCTCACCCTGGTCACTGAGGTTGAAACGCGCCAACTCCTGTTTATTGCCGTCATTGACGATGCGGCAGTACGCATTTTGGATGCGAGAGAAGTTCTGCCCAGTGAAGCTGTTAGTCGTAAACACCAAGTGCTTAACCGATGCAGGAACGTTGCTCAGGTTTACGGTGATCGACTCATCATCACCCTCACCCTCACCAGTGCGGTTGTCACCAGAATGCTGGATCGAACCATCTTTGGATTTCAACTGGCGGAACCACACCAGGTCGACCGGCTTCAGGTCGCCATCCAGCATGATGCACGACGCGTCGAGGTCGATCTCTCCACCGCCACCACCGAAAATCTTGCCGAAAAGACCAGTAGCTTTCACAGGATCCCAGCCCAGACCCAGGGTTACCTTGGACAGACCCGAGCCCGCGGTCTTCTCCAGAGAAATGGACTGATTCTTCGAAAGGGTAAGTGCCATCGTTACGCTCCTTGTTGGTCATCGTGCTGTTGGGTGCCAGAGGAGACACCCGTAACTGAATTTGTGGTCGCGTTCGTCGAGTTCACACGCGCACCAATTTTCTCAATCTTCATCCGGCCACGCTGCCAGCGCGGGTGAAAGTGCCGCCAGTGCGGCTCTTGCGCTGCAGCAAGTAGCTCTTGATCCCCGCGGGTGTCACCCCAAGCTCGTAGCTTGTACTGGGCCAGCGGGCCATATACAGCTTCCAGGCGAAGTACCTTTGCTTCGCAGCGGCAGTTACCCCCGCTAAGCGCGCCTGTGAGCTTGCCTTCAACTACTTCAAGCTCGGTCCCAATCAAGCTGATACCCAGCTCCTGAGCGAATGGCATGAGCACTATCCGCGGAGAAGCTGAACAGATTGTTACCAGGGCACCGCTAGCAACCTCGGCCGCGACGGATTGTACGCCGGCCGGCCGCATGAGCCGTACCCAAAACGCCTGCCTGAATTCCGCAGCCTTCCGCTTCACCCAAGCCTCCTCAACACCAGTCAGGAAGGTGGCGACAAGCACAGCTTTAAGCTCGTCGCGACTCATTCCCTTGCCGAGGTAGCGAATGCATGCAGGAAGCATGCGTATCACCCGTGCGGCGAACTTCCGCTTACCGAACGCAAACAGCAGGAATGGGACGAAACTGTCTCGCCGCGTCAGGGTGCCGTCGAAGTCAAAAACCGACAGGACCTGGCCGGAGGCCGGGCCAGCTTCAATCATTTCCTGGGTCACCGAACTGCCTCAGCCAGGCGAACTGGCTCCGCTATACCTGATTCTGCGGGTTTCACTCCGTGCCATTTCACCCGTTCGATGATGTTGATGGCCCAGTTGTAGTGGGTCGCTGGTTCAACCATCGCATCGTTGTGCTTGAAGACAGCAGGCGCAGAACCATCGACGATGAGCTTGGCGCAGTTGTAGTCCTCAAGAGGAACGCGGAAGCCGTCATGAATCTGCGCAATCTGAGTCGGGTGAATCGCTGTCTTACCAACCAGCCCATGGGCAATGTCCAAGCCCAGCTCCTCAGCGAGCAGCTGAGGTGTTGCGAGCTGCTCGAAGACAGGGGCGGTAAGAGCAAAACCTTGTGCCCCAAGGACCCCGCACAGCATTGGGATCACGTACCCCATTGGGGTCTGATACAAGGTCGTTGCCGGGTTGCGGCGCAGCCCCAGGCAACTCATAAGATCATTTCCACCGATGCGCAACGCAAGGATTCGATCCCCCAGCTCTGAGCGAAGCGCGCAACCCAACTCGCCCATTGCTCCAGGGTTGAATACGTCGCTGGTTTCAAGCGTGGGCATCATCAGCAGGTCGGGGTTGGTAACTGCTCGGGCCCACTCACCCAAGGTGGCAAGGGACAACTTCGGCACTACAAATCCATGCGCTGCGGTGATCTCAGGCCACTCGTTGAGTAGAGTCGCCATCTTAGAATCACGCGGACGTACGAAAACCAACGGACTTCTCGGAGAGCGGCTAGCTCGTGGCCCGATAGCAGTCAAGATCGCCCGCAGCGACAGCAGTGCATGCTCAACATCGGTAGAGGCAACCGCATCCTCTAGGCAGATAACGAGCGAGCGAAGGCCAGGCTGCTTATCTGCGCAAATCACATCGACGATATCGGCTCTAGTTGCAGGCATGTAGAGCGTCGCGCCCAGGGCCCACGGCGAGATGCGGTCCATTAGCTCACCTCCCGGATGATGGTAACGGCACGGTAAGGCCCCAAGTCTTCACCAGCTTCCTGTACCTGGATGCCGGCACGGTCAGTCAGATGGATCAGCAGTTGGACGTCTGCGTCGTTGCGGTCCCGCACCAGTACCTGATCTGGGACACGGCGCAGCACAGCGCGAGTCGCTTCGGCGATACCGGGCTTGATGCGATTCAAATTGGTCACACCAAATCGATCAGCAAGACGGCTGACGACACCAAGTGCATCGTTCTGCAGGTTCTTCGCCTCATCTGGTGTCCACGGCTGAGCCGGACTTACCTCGACGGCAGCTCGAGCTGCTTCGATCCGATCAATGAATGCTCGGGTCACGTCGTGCTCTCGCAGGTGGTCGTATACTACGCAGCCATGCAGCCCGCCATCACTCGGCCAGATCGAGCGGGAAACCAAACCGGATACGGTCGCGCCCAGAATACCGGATGGGATGATCCAATCTTCGGCCGAGGCTGCGAGCCAGGCTCGGCCGCACGGGTCTGCCAGTACGACCAATCGCGGGTCTTCAGGGAAACGGCTGTCACCTGCAAGGCTTCGCTTGATCTCACCGGAGATTGCGCCTTTGCCTGTCCACCCATCGACGAAGACGATGTTTTCAGCACCATGTGCAGCGATGATAGACTCAAGCGCAACAGTGTCGATACCACGATCGCGGACGATGCTGATGCCGTAGTGATGTGCGTCGCGGCCCCGGCCAATCAATGCACGGCGTAACAGAACCCCAAGCGGAAGCCCGGCGCGCACGAAGGACACGAGCGCAATTGTCGGCCCCTGATAGCGTTCTTCCAAGGCCAGAGCTAGGGATTGAACGTCCGCCGCCATGCGCAGGCCGTTCTGAGTCATCGCTCGCTCGAACAACTGCATGTGAGTCTGTGACGGCGCATCTTCCTGGCTGATCATTTCCGAGTAGTGCTTTTCCTTGGACTGGATCAGCCGCTCCTTTTCCAGCACATCCGTCAGGCCGATGTTCACTGGCTGCAACAGGAAATGAACATCCTCAGGCAAGTAGCTACCGCTACCAACAGTCATCGAGGTCAGGATCGGGTTAAGCATGGATGGTGCCCTCCACCAATGCGGCAAGCTGGCTCCGCGCCGGAGTCGACCAGAAATCGCAGAGGTTCATGTAGCCGAGATCGGTGATGCTGTCGCCGAAGCCGAGCACAGGGCGCTCCCCGTGTAATTCACGATCCTGCTTGAGGAAGTGCTCAACAGCGACGCGCTTGGACAGACCTGCAGGTAGCAGGGCAAGGTTGTTGCCGTTGGAGTGAGTGTGCATGCCTTCGATCAGGCCAGCTTCACTCAGCTTGTTGCGCACCAGAATCAGATCAGCGTCAGAACCGTTGTTGTGCTTGACCACAACGTAGTGACGCTGATCGGCCTCTTCCACAACCCAGCCACGAAGCGATACACCTTGCTCGTCCCCAATACGCAACGCCGTCTCACACAGCACGGGCAAGCGGTCCTGGAACGCCGAGAGAATTCCATTCATCACGCCATGCCAGTCCATATTGACGGAGCGATCGGGATTAAGAATCAGGCCACCATGGGAGCAAATAGCAGGGCCAGTGAAATCCAGACGAACACGATTGAAGGCCTCGGCACTGCGCGCAGTAACGGGTACCACATCAGTCGTTGCCAGGAGCCACCCAAGGAACTGCTTCTGCATCTCGGTCTGGTAACCGCTCACTTCACCGTTAACGTCAAAGGACGCCGGATAGCGCGAAGTGCCCTCAGGCATTTTTCGAGCGGTTTGGAAGAGCGTGTCGTCCAGGTCGACCAGGGCAAGCGGGCGCTTATTTGCCATCGACGATCACCTCCGCGTTCAAAGCTTCAATCAACGCAGCCGGCACAGCCTGTGCGTCCGTCTCGCTGCAGATCAGCACTCGATCGAATTGCCCGGGTGCCACGTTGTAGAGGAAGTTGACGATGCCCAGACCGTAGTTGTCCGAGAAATTCAGCGCGTGCCCAATCGAATGACCAAGTGCAATTGGCGAACGGGTAGTCGAGCTGAAATGCACATCGGCGCCAGCGCGCTCAAGGCGTTCAGCCAGCAGGAAGGGCTTCCAAACGAACTCACCGGTACCGAGGACGATGACCCGCTCACCCGGCTGGACAGCGATGTTGAGCCCCAGGGTGTCTGCTACCCCACGGGTACCCAGTCGGCCCCAATCGTTTTCGGGGTTCACAGCCCAATCTCCAGCGGCCACGGTGCCGGTGTCTGGCATTTCAGGAAGCGGAGCTTCAGGATCTTCAGTGAAGCTGTAAGCGCCACTCAGCAGGGATACCTGTGCGGCCGCTTCGCCGATGCTGCTCGATACAGCGCCTGCAGACCAATCAGTCAGCACGCAGGTGACAACGCGCTCGATCTGGTTGAGTCCAGCGTCCACTAGGGCGCGGTGTAGATTGATGAACGTGCGACCGGTCGAGGCCTCATCATCAACGAGCACCAGCGACTTGGCGCTGCGCATCATTTCCGAGAGTTGAGGTTCGGACGGCTCATGAATCAAGTGTGCACTGGCATGGCTGTGCTCTTCTTCAAAACGAGCAAAGATCAGATCGCCCACCGGGTGGCGGGTGCTGACGATGTACATGGTGTCAGCCCGTGACTCGCTGAGGGCGCGATGAACGCCAGCCCCCAGGCCGACGGCTGTCTCTGCCATACCGATGATCAGTACAGGGCCTGGCAGGTCGGATGGGATTTGTGCAGCCAAGGCCTTATAGGATTGCTGCATCACCGATGGCTTGACGGGAATGTGCTTACCCAGCACCCGAGAAACAAACAAAAATGCTCGTTTCGGATTGCGGCGCTCGGCAAAGCCAAAAAGCGACTCAGGCGAAATGGAAGCCTGATGCACATCAACTTCGAGAACGCCGCGCTTCAGCGTGGCGCTCAACTTTGTAGACGCTCGATTCACTAAACTATGCCCCATGTTGGAGTTCCGTGGACGATAGTAGTGAACCTAACGTGCGCACTTTTAATTTCAATGGCCTGCAGCATTTAATTTCGCGCTTCGACTTTCCAAAGCGACGGTTGAACACCCCTCGCTATATCGGCAGGTGTCTGCGCTGCATGAGAGTCATTGACTGTTATGTGGATATGGCATGCTTCTAAGAAGGCGCCGAGCAAATGGGACTTGACCGCAAAGTTCATGTTCTGCGCATCTGGCACGGTTGAAGTAACCATGCCGACCACACTCCCCTGCGAGTCGAACAGTGGACTACCACTCGACCCTGGCTGAATTGCCGCTGTGAACTGCAAGAGGCTCGAGTCGTTACGTAGTCCGAACAGGGCGGAGACGCCGCCCTGAGTGACATGCGCACCACCGCCCGCAAATCCCGACATTGGGAAGCCAATCGCTGTCACTGCGTCGCCCAGGGAGCAGCCGCCGGTTGCGGCGAACTGGACAGGCGTCAATGGCGCACCATCTACTCGGAGCAATGCAATGTCGTTTGAAGTGTCGACCATCACTGGCTCAGCTCGGTACCGACCATTGAAGGAACTGATCTCAATTGACGACATCCCCTCGATGACATGGGCGCAGGTCAACAGCCCGTTGCTGGACACAGCAAAGCCAGTGCCAGTGGCGGCCGTTGCACCGCCATTAGGCCGAGAGTCGCGACTTCCAACCTCTGGATGGTCAGGGTTGGCTTCGTCTATCTCCACTCCGAGCCTGCGGCCAAACGCCGCCAGGCCATAGGCTGAGCCTTCTGCCATGGCCCGGAACTTCCATTGTCCACCGCGGGAATAGAACTCGCCCAATACCAACGCGCTCTCGCCAAACGCGCTGGTATCCAGGTCGTAGGAAATCGTTTGATCAACCTTTAGCTTGAGGTTGCCAAGAGAGCTAACCGGCCCGAGGTTGGAATATCTGTAGACGATCAGCAGAACGCGATCACTGCCGGCAGGCAGGCTCCCGAGCTGAAGCGAGCAGCCGACCTGCTCCCGACTACCACTCCATTGCATCCAGGCGGGCTGCTCAATGTGAAAGAGCGCGGCAGCCCCCTTTGGGGATCGTTTGTCATCAACAGGGATCAGCGCGACAGCTGCGGTTGAGCCAAAAGCATTCTGCTGCGAAGACTCCAGCGTCCACGATGCTTTTTGTGAAGAAAGTGCAACATTGGCGCCTGGCGTCAGCATGTCTCGCTCCCTGAGTAGACAGAAACTTTAATCTATAATCTGGTACACGTGGTACCAGAATGATGGCCATTCTATCACCCAGCCGGGGTCGTAACGGCAATAGTGATCGCCCGAATTCGCACCCCCTCCTTCCAAGAAATCTCTGGCTCTGGGAGGCCAAGCCGGCGCGCAGCGAAGATACCCGCCAGGTTGACACCAGCTTCACGGGTGTAGCCAACACCACCTGAATATCGTGGGTTGATCTCAAGAAGCCTTGGCATCCCATCGGCGCCATCGCGGGTCTGGACGTTGATGATGCCGTCACAACCGAAATGCTGAGCCGCGGCGACAGCCAGATCGGTTGCCGGCGTGTCTCGCTCGAAAGTTTGGTGCGCTCCGGCTTTCCGGCGACCGACATACGCCACTACCTTGCCGCCCTCACAAACCATGTCTACGGAGCACTCTGGCCCTGGGAGGTAAGGCATCACCAGCATCGGCTCACGAGCTGGCCCGGCCGAGTAGATCCGATGATAAGTCTCGAAGTCGACTTCTCGAGCATCTGGGTTCGCAAAGCAGCGGAATGGGTCAACACCGGCCTTGAACCGCCAGAATCCCTGTCCATAGATGCCAACAACCGGCTTGATGCAAACCTCTGAAGTCGGACTCAAGGTTTCGTAAGCAGCGCGCAGCTGCTGTGGGTTTTCAACCGTGATAGCGGGGATGCAAGCCAACCCGGCGCGTTCTGCCTCGGCCGTAAAATTGGCCTTGTCGTCAACCAGCTCAAAAGTGCGCTTGCTCATTCCGCCGGTAACAAGCGTGATGCCTTCGCGCTCAAAATCCGCACGACGGCTCTCATACGCGCCCCCAAGGCGACCAGCTAAGACCACCCTAATCGAGTTCTCGACTGCAGTGCGGAGCACCCAGTCAATTCGCTCTTCGCGGTCTTCAGGCTCCTTGAAGCTGCCGTGAGCCAAACCGGTGATTTCCGGCCGGTCACCACCATGGGATGCGAATACGCGCACGCCGGCCGGGAGTGCCTCTAAGGCGCCCAGAATGATGTCGCGCTGAGAAGCCTGACCCTGTAGAAACCAGATCATTAAAACCACCTTGATTTAGTACAATTGAATTTGGATCTAGGATGCCGACCTTGGGCGTGATGGTAACGGTTGAGCCGGCGGCTTCAAGAGGGCATCATTATGATCTGCCTCCTTAAAAAACGCCTCTGGCCTGGTGGTAATCGCGTCACGCAAATTGTTGCGATTTATTAATGGGTTCGATCGCGACAGATGGCCGGAAGCCCCCGTGATAGTCCCTATGATGCCCCTGGCCATAAATCTTCTCTCACTAATCTTGATTGTTTTTGTTCACGCTTGCAGAGCCTGGAGGAGGAGCTGAGCAGACATCCTCAAGCATTTTATGATGTGGTCGTACTGTTCCCGTGTGATCGCCCCTGATTCCAATGCCTCCCTAGCCTTAAAGCGGATCACGTCTTTCGATAGTTTTGTCCGGCCGTTTTTTCCTGGCCTTGAGTATTTCGTCAGCCAGCCTCTTAAGTTCTGATGTAGCCATCGTGACTCCCTTCAGTTTGAATTATCAAGATTAAGCTTTGGGGGGCATCTACGACCTCAGTTCAGCATCCAAGGTTACTCCACAGGCCATTCAGCGACTTGAGTGCGATGCACAGCTCAACAAAGTGAGCATGCAAGCACTGGCATTTGCGATAGAGGCTGAGGGCCTGGTTTTCTTTCCTGTCCATCCACCACTCAAGGGCATGAAATGCCGTGGGTCGACAAAAGACGCGCGCAGCCGCCGTGACTACCACCTGCTCGAGTAACTAGGTATGTCCCAGCGCTACCGATTCCCAAGTGGAAAACTCGCACCCGGCTTGATGCTACCAACGAAGATCGAGGGACGCCTTCGCCTGCACCTCGCATCAATCGAAGCTGCCGATATTCCCGTAACTGCTTGATTGCCCAGGCCAACGCGCAGGGTGCCTGCCTCGGCCTGGACATGGGGGATCTTCTGCTCCGCTCCGACATCGAGCGCGTGGAAATCCCGGTCGACAACGTCGCCAGTAGCGGCTAGCCGAGCTGGCCGGCGACGTGGAGCTGTAACCGATCCGACTACTCCAGGCAGTCCACAGGCCTCAGAACAGTCCGCCCAGCGATGACTGCTGCCATTTCATGATCACCAACTCGCCGGCCACCTCAGATTTAGTCTGGCGCTGGTTCGTGTTGCTGTAACGAATATCCAGGCACTCGAAGTGGAAGCCATCGAAGGCGCGCCGGATGTCTAGGTGGTCGTTGACGCTGACCATCACCTTGCCCTTGCACCTGCGCATGAAATCGGCCATGCGCTCGCACTTCTCAAAGGGGAAGTCGACGCCATAGATAGCATTCTGCCATTACGGCGGATCCATGTAGAAGAAGGTGTGCGCTCGATCGTAGCGCTCGCCGCAGACGAGCCATGACAAGCTCTACATAGGTGCCAGCGAGGCGCTGCCGCGCGGCGGTTAGGTTTTCTTCGATGCTCAACAGGTTGATGGCCGACTCAGTGGTCGCGTTACCGAACGCTTGCCCGGTGACCTTGCCACCGAAGGCGTGCTGCTGCAGGTATCAGAACCGGGAGGCGCGCTGGATGGCGGTCAGGGTCTCGGGGCGTGTCATCTTCTGCCACTCGGAGATCTGACGGGAGCTAAGCGCCTACTTGAACTGGCGCACTCCTCTAGGTGATTCTGAACAACGCGGTGAAGAATGACCGGGTCACCGTGGGTGACCGAGAGGATTGCTTAAACAATCGTCCTACCCCAGCCGAACTCGGTGGCTATGAGCCGCTTCGGTGAAGCCAACCGCTCAGCGGAAACTCTGCTGAAATCCACCGAAAGCCAGACGCTAAAGGATGGGCTGGAGGATGGGCTGAAAAGCTGTAGGCGTAAAAAAACCCTGAAAAATCAGGGTCTTAATATGAATTAGTGGCGGAAGCGTAGGGATTCGCACCATCTCATCCCCTTCTAAGCTAATCGCCTTCTGCATGAGTGGATGCAGTGCCAGCGATCGTCCGATTCAACATTCATGGACAGTGGGCAGCTGAAAATTCGGTGGGGCAAAAAGTGGGGCAAAATTGCTAACCACGATAAAGCATACAGGCATAAAAAAATCCAGTCACCGCTAAGTGACTGGATTTTTTGGAGTTTTTGGTCGGGACGGAGTGATTCGAACACTCGACCCCTTGCACCCCATGCGTGGCAGGCAGCCGTAGCTGCTTGAAAGCATTGGTTTTTCCGCCAGACGCTCGCTGCAACGATGTCTAACGATGAAGAACCGAACAGAACAAAGTCACTTCAAAAGTCACTGGCCCCGGCCAGCCCGCCCACGGCGTTCTGCCGACCGATTCCCTTCCTTTATATAGCTACTCACCGCCACGGCGGATTCCATCGACGACGGCCTCGCACGCCAGCCCAGCTATTCGGCTTCGCTCAAGCGCTGCTGCGCAGCTGCCCGCCATTCGGTCAGCCTCTTCAAGCAATCCCCCGAGCACCACGACGGCAGAGTTTCCTGCCTGGCGCTGCTGGGTAGCGATGGTATCGCAGGTGGCTCCGTGGCCGGCCCGCAGTCGGGCGATTTCCCCGCGCAGCCCGCCAGCAGCAGACTCAGCATCAGCGGCGCGGCCTTGGGCCAGTTCCAGTTTCTTGCGTGCACTCTCACCCTCCTCGTCCGCCACGGTTTGGCGGCGCTGTTCTTCGGTTCTTGCCTGAGCGGCTGCGCGCCGGTCACGCTCGGCCACCTGCAGGCGGTAGTCGGCCAACTCGATGCGGGCAGCGCCGGTTTCGCCCTGCGCCACCACCACCCGGTACTGCTGGCCGCCGGTGACCAGCACCAGGGCGATCAGCCACCAGCACCAAACCGGTACCGCGCTGAGCCAGTTCACGCCAGCGCCCGCCGAATGCCTTCGTCGATCACCTCTGCCTTGTACGGGTTGCCGCCGTTCTCATGGATGATGATGCTGACCACCATGCCCCGCAGCGTGGCCGGGTCCTCGATGTTGATCGGGTCAGTGGTACGCACGCCCAGGCGCTTGGCCACGGCGCCGGCGTAGGCCTGGGTGTCGTTCTCATTGCTCGGCGCCCAACGGTTGATGGTTTCGAGCACGGTATCGATGCCCTTCCCGCCTACCCCCGGCATGCCGTCTTTACCGCGGTAGTTGATCAGCAGCTTGCCGAGGGCACGAATGCCGTTCTCGGGGTGGTCGAAGCGGGAGAAGCGGCCGCCTGGCTCCTTGCCCAGCTGGCCCTGCCAGTTGTTGCGGGGGTTGAAATCGATGTTCCCCGGGTTGTTATTACGGATACCGCGTGCAGTCATGGGTTTTTCTCCAGGCGAAAAGAAGCCCGCACTTGGCGGGCTACACGATCAGCAGGCAGATCAGGCCGCAGCCGCTTCCATCAGCATTTTTTCGAGCGCGATGAGGTTGTCGCCCGATAGCGCAGACTCGAAGGCGACGAATGCATTGGAAGACATGGCCCGCGATACAACAGAGGTGGATGCGCCGGCTACTCGGATAGCCCCCATGTTCACCTCGGGCATAAGACCTAGGGTTTTCACGGTATCGCTGGTAAGCGACCACATCTCAGCGCCGTTGTAGCGGATGCTGATCTTCCCGGCAGTGCGATCGTAGATGAGCACGAGCGCGGTCAACTTGGAGGCGCTGAGCTTCTGCGGCCAGGCGGCCGAAGTAACCTCGGAAACGGTGATCGGACCGATGTTGACGGTGATCGCTCCAGAACCACCCGCGTTTGAGTAGATAACCCATGGGGCCGGGTTATCAGTGGTCAGACCCTGCGTGATGCTCCCCAGCCCAATGTGCAGGTCGCACACCAAGCCAATGGTGAACGATCCGGCTGTGTTGAACGAAGCCATGGTCAGCGCCTGAGCCAGCGCATTGACCTTATAGCCCTTCTTGCCATTGATCATCGTCACGAAGTTGGCACTGGGCACCGATGCGCCGTAGCTCGGGATCACCGCATCAGTGATACGGTCTAGGATCACACCGGTGGATACATCCCAGTCGAACAGGCCCGGCCAGTGCCGGCGCCCTTCAATGTTGGCCACATCGATTTCGGCCTGGGTTACGTCCAGTTTGGGGAACCCGGCAACGGAGGCGGAGCCAGGGAAAGTCAGAATAGAGCGGGCCATCGTTAGAGCTCCAAGGCAAGGGAGAAGGCGCAAAGCCAGTTGAATAGCGGTTTGTTGTCGTAGCGCGAGTAATCGCGCAGGTCGGTGTCTCGGATGCAGCCGCGTCGGCCCGACCCGTTTTGTGGAGCGCTCAGGGATGGCTGCAGGGCATAGCTCAATACGGTGCCAGCTGCGACGGTGGCAGCGGTGCCGATCACCAAGGTGGCGCCATCCTCACCTACCGAAATGGATGTGATGGTCCCGGCGGATAGCTGGAAGCCGGCGTTACCGGGATCCTTGACCGTCTCGGTGTCGATCACCAGGCCACCAATCGGCCCCGGAGTTCCAGCATTACCATTGGGCAGGTTGTTCATCTTCAGGGTGATCGTGGAGCCCGACACCGAAGCCGAGAGGACCTTCAGTGGCTGCCATTTGCCGCTGACTTGAGTCAGTCGCTCCGCACGGGCTTCCAGCTCGCCCATCTTGGCGTAGCCATCGGCAAGCATGTGGTAAGTATCGAAGTAGCCATAGGCGTACTTCGGGCCGACCATGACAATGTTCGGGTTCTCGTTATGGGCCTGCAGCTGAGCCAGCGGGATCGCCGGGATAGTGCCGGTTTCGCCGGTCAGCATCTGCGAAATGAATGCGACCGGTGGAACAGCCTGACCAGTGATCGCAACGATGTCCGTACGGTAGTCGCTGATCCACTCGGCCAGCATCGCCACGTACTCGGCCTGGGTAGTGCTGATCTGGCTCTCGCCGTGCACAATCGACAGGCTAGGTACCTGGTAATCCCAGCCATTGGCGTCCGCGATAGCCTTAGCTGCGGTGACGTGGGCAATTGCGTTGGTGTAGGTCGTTGTCCCCTTTTTCAGGCCTGCATACGCGGTACCTCCAACGGCCGAGATACTGTAGAGCATCCGGGGATCGATGGACGATGTACGCTCATGCCAGCGCCGGTAGGCCAGCATGTAGGAAGACGCTGGGGTCTCTGCAAGAACGCCTGATGCATATTCGCGGATCGGTTCAAGCACAGTCGCGCCGACCCACGACGTGGGCCGCGGCCCGCCTGGCAGGGTGAACAGTTTGTCGGCATACCCGGCCAAGGTGTACGGCGTGAACAGTCGACCAGTCTTTCCATCGATAACGATAGGGCCGTTCGGATCAAGGATGATCGCACGCGAGCCAAGTGCCAGAGACTGCCCGGTGACCAGCTTGTGCAGTAGTACATTCCCGTCGCGGAAGATGCGCCCATCCTGGGTGATGGAGTGAGGCTGCGGTGCGCTGCCGGTGGACTTGAGCGCCTTCACCATGTCGAAAGCCACGGCCTGAGCAGCAAGCCAGGTGCCCACGGCGGTTAACTGCCTGGAGCCGGCCGGACCGTACTCCCACACCTGCCCATCAACCAGGCCAGCTATGTTTTTGGCAGCCAGCTTCTGGTTCTGTTCCTCGATCACCTTGGCGTCATAACTGGAGCTTGGCGTGATCACGGAGGACTGCGCGCCGGACTGCAACATAACCGACGAACCGGACATCACCAGGGTGTCGGCGGTGAAGTTCTTGCTGCGAGGGCGCTGCAAGGGAACCATGGGTAGAATCGGGGTGCTTCCGAGCATTACGTTTGCGCCTCGTCGATCTTGAGGGCCTCGTGGGGCTTTCTGGTCGATACCAAACAGGACCTGGGCGCCGTTGGCACCAAAGATCAGAGGCGCATTACCGGTTCTTTTCCCGCGCGGTCTAACCTGCACGCTGACCTGCTTCCGGAGCGCCTCGACAGTGGCGCTCATGGCCGGCTGATCCGCTAGCCGCATCCAACTGTGGGTTCCGGCATCCCACTGATACCAACCGTTCTTAGTAGTGTCAGGGTCGCTGCCAACAATGCCGACAATGCCGTCGTACTTCGGAATGACAGCCTGAAGCTCGGCCAGAGTGTCCTTGTGCAAAGTGTTGAAATCGTCGCCAAGGTTGGCTGCGGTTTCCTGCATCTCCTCTATGGCTGCATCCGCCGTCGAGTTAACGGCCTCCTTGGCAGCCTCGACAGTGGGGTCTATCTGGGCCTTAGCGTCGATAACAATATTGTGAAATGCCTGAACCGTGTATCGATCTCGCTCGAAACGATCTTTGGCAGTTTCCTCCAAGCTGTTCATGAGCTCGTCGAGGATGAGTGCGTTATCGTTCAGGTCCCGCGGGTCATTGCTAGGTGCCGGGTTGTTTGTGTTGTAGCGCATGGGATCTCCGGGCAAAAAAAGGCCCGCACTGGGCGGGCTTGCTCGACAGGGTCCGGTCAGACCGGCGGGAGTTGATCGTCATAGGTATAAACGCGGGCGTCGTAGGGCATGCCCTTCATCGCGACGTTGCCGTCTTTCCCTGGATCTGAGCTGGTGATCAACGTCGGGTAAGCCCAGCGAGCGGTGGGTCCGAACAGGATATGTGGCGGCTCAAGCGGGCCATCCACCACTGGCGTGAAATCTAGGGCGTCCACCCGCAACGTGTACTGGTCCACCTGTGTGGCGGTCCAGGGACCAGATAGCGTGCCGTCTAGCTTGCGCACGCCGACGCGGTGCTCACCTCCGGCGCTAAAGTCCATTGGCTCCGAACTGTGCAGAAGAGTGCCCGACCCGGTTACAGTGAAGTCCAGCAGGATCGCACTCTGGCAACGCTTAGGTGCATCGTCTGCAACGGCTGCGAAGCTCAGGTAGCCGCTGTTGCTGCCGTCCATCTCGGTTTCCCAGGTGTAGATGTCGGTCCGGAACTTCTGGTGGCCACGCCGGCGCATGCCGACCCTCCAGGCCCTGGTCCTGTCGCTGACGCCCGGCATCTTGATCTTCTCGACCTTGGTACCCAAGTCACCGGGCCAACGGCACTCGACCGTCTCCCACGCCCAGGTGGTGCGAGAGAAGAACTCCACATCCACCCCGTCGAAGTCGTTGATCGACGGCATGGCGCCGCTGATCTTCAGCATCTTGGTCATGTTCTGTGGTGAGTAGGTCTGCGTCTTTGGGCCGTAGCTCACATCGAACGCAGCGCGGGCACTGTCACGAACCGGGCGCAGCAGGCCCCGGAAAGTCACAAGTTCCGCGAAGCCGCAGGCCAGAGCGTTGTTCATCATGTCCTTGACAGTGATCGTCGAATCCAACGTCTCATCGTAGGTGTCGCCCCTGGCCACGCATAGATTATGGAATGCATGCCACTCCGGAAGATCGAGGTCGTCATTGGTATAGCCTCGCTGCTTCAGCTGGTGGATGCACCATGGGGCGATATCCCGTGTCGGGCCCTTGCTTGCGTCCATCAATGGGATAATGCAGGTGGCCTCCACATTGACCTGGCTTTCAGACTGGGCTGATAACCTATCCCCTCCCCTGATGTTGCAAGTCATCACAGTCAGGCCGGGATAGCGTGTTGGAGAGTTCAGCATGCGCCCACGCAGGTCTGTCCAAGTAGCGTCATCCCGGGCTTCATCGTTGATTCTGCCAGGACGATCTTTGTACAGCTTCCGCACGCGAGCCTCGGGCCTCATGGCATAGGGAAGAAAAATCCGCTCGGTGAAGCCTTGGGCATCGAGCGATCCGCCAAATTTCTCAAGCTCAATAACCGTCCAGTCCCCTGCAACATCCATGTCGCGGTACTCGAACACGTAGTAGGTCGGGATCTCGTAAATCTGCCCTTCCCGGCCGATACCCGCCAGGCCATTGGCGTAGGTGACCGTCCATTCCAGCTCGGTCACCTTCTCGTTTTCAGGGCAGCAGGCGAACGGGCCGCGGTACCCGCCCTGCAGGTTCGAGGCGTCCAGCGTGATCAGGCCATTGACCGTCTGCATGTTGTTGAAGCCAGGCCAGCCTGCATCGGTCGAGCCCGACGAGGTAAGCCGGTCCACCTCGATGAGGCTGGTGCTGAAGGATGTGATCCGATACCGGAGCCCGCGCGGGCCGATGGTAGCCAGGCCCTGACCCAGCGCAAGCCCAACCACAGGCGCGCCGCCGTCGTAGTCCAACGTCATTTCAGCTGGCTGCTCAGGGATTGCGCTGGTCGTGGCCGCCCCTGTCGATCCCGCGGGAGAAGATCCCAGGATGGTGGATGCACCGGTCGCAGTGATGGCTTGGCCAGCAAACGGGGTCAGCTCGACGAAGCGCAGGCGCCCGCTGCTTTGCTGTGCCTGGAATGGCTTGCCGCTGAGCTGGGTGTTCAGTTCAGAAACCAGGCCGGTGAGGTCGGTGGTCGCCGTATTGAGCGTAATCGAGTACGAAGAACCGCCACGAACCAGGCTGAAAGTCAGTGGCGTTACGTTGAAGTCATACCGAGTTGGCGCGACCGATCCGGTCAGCGTGGACGCGGTACCAGGGTTTGCCGGAACGCCCGGGCTGTATGGCGTGTAGCTGTTCACCACATACAGGCCCGCATTCGCCCCGGCCACCTCGATGAGCATGCCCGCCGTTGGGTTCAGCATTTCCAGCGGGCCACGGATGATGTCGCGCCCGGCGCCGCCGTCGATCACCGTGTAGGTGTATGGCGAAAGCACGCGGATGATGATCCCGTTCGACCAGTCGGCCGGGAACTGGCCTGAGCCGGCCGGCACGCTGATGGTGTCGCCAACGAACTGGTAGGCGGAGGCCGTGGCCGAACGGGTTAGCTCGGTAGCCATCGTCAGCTCCAGGCCGGCCGAACCGCTCGAGCTTGCCCCCACCTCTGGCACATTGAACCAGTTGATGTGGGCCGGATCTGCCGAAAGGTCAGCGCCTGGCGGGTAGATCGTGAACGAAGCGTCGGCGCCCAAGGAAATCAACGGGGTTTCGCCCACCTTCACCTTGGTCAATGGAACTTCGTATTCGCCCTCACCGATGTACAGCAGCATTTCAACGCGCTGGTCACGCGGCGCTACTTGATATCGGCGCGGCTGGGTCAGATACGACGGGTAGACCCGCTGATGGCCGGCGATCTGGCGCACCGGCTCGCCAAGCTTGACCTTGTTGCCCTTGGCGCTGGCCTCTGTCAGCGGGTCGCCCTGCTGCGTGCCTGCGCTGGACGGCATGCCGGGCATCTTGGGCATGATCGACTTCAGCACCGCCTTGGCGCCCTTGAATAGCGCGAAGGTGATAGAGAATGGGTCGGTACCCTTTGGCTCCCGGTAGATCTGAAGCAGGTCGGAAGGCTTGAACTTCACCTTGTGCCACAGGTGCTGCTCGATCACCTCGTCATTGAGCACTACGCTTATAGGCGGGCTTTCCCGGCGTTCGTACGACGGAGCGAGCGACTTCAGCCACTCCTCGATCGACATGCGGCGGTCGGTCTTCCAGGTGCCCAGCGGCGCCGTGTTGCTCAGCTTGTTCGGGTAAAATTCGATCATCGGTAATACACCACCCTTGGGTGAGCGGCTTCGAACTCGCCAGTCGTCCGGAGGCAGGCGCCGCCGGGGTTTGTGTCCAGCACCTTCAGGCGCCCTTCGCTTTCCACCACCACGCCCACATGCAGGCACAGCGCTCCGCGGAACACGGCTGCAATGGCGCCAGGCTCCGGAGAGCACTCCTCCATACCCTGGCGCAGGTCGTGATAGGCGACGGTGTTGGCCCTGAGCTTGTTCTTGCCCACGGCGCCCAAGCTGGGCAGGAGCGGCAGGCCGAAGACCTGGTGGCGCACAGCGATGCACAGCCCCCAGCAATCGAAGGCAATAGGCCCCCGTGCACCCTCGCGATACGGGGCGCGCATGAATTTCTCGATCATGATCAGATGTACTTCAGGCCAGGTGCCAAGGTGGTGGTCAGGACGGTGCGCAGACCGTTGGTGTTGAGCAAGTCGAAGAAGCCGGCGGTGAGCTGGGCGATATCGGTGTCGGTGTCGTACTCACGGCTGAGTAGCGTCATCCGGTACCGCTCCTGTGGGAACGAAAGGTCTTCAGCCAAATACCTGCGAATAGTGATGATGAATCGCTTTCCGCCCTCTTTGCTGGCCTCGATTACCTCTTGCACCTCGCCGGTCACGTTATCCAGGCCCATGACGATGTTCTGGAATCCGCTGTTGTCGTTCTTCGGCAGGGCATAGTCCATGGCCATAGCCGTGAATGTCAGCGTCCTCCCATCTTCCGTCGTGCAGGTGCGATCTTCGTACCCAGCGCAGTAAAGATGGGAGACATCGCTCCCAAGCTCCCTGCCCTCGACGGTATCCACCAGTTCGCCCCGACCCGAGGCATAACACTCCTCAATCATGCTCATGGCTCAGGCCACTCCACGTTGATCGCCACGTCGATGATGTTTTTGTTGAGCCAGTACTGCGGGAACAGCTCCCAGCCGTCCGGGATCAGTGGGCGCTCCTTCAACTGCACCACCGCCGAGTACCGCCACCGGGTGATCTGTGTCAGGTCGGGCCCTGCAGGGATGCTCTTGAAGTGGGCCTGGTAGGTCGTGAAACCAGCTGGCGTCTGCAACTGGATCTCGAACCACTCCATCCCGTTGTTGATGGTCCGCGCGTACCAGGCCTCGAAAATACCTGCCTCGGCCTGACTGAAGTTGAAGTTGAACCGCACCTCAGTCGGGACGTATCGGTGCCGAACCCGGTACCGTGTCCGCCCGGTGACCATCTGCGTAGACCGCATGGGATCAACCGTGCTCAGGCCGTACCCCTCCTGCAGAGGAAGTGGCAATTCTGCCGGGTATTGAATCATTGCCATTCCTCATGTCATGGCTATTTGCGACCACTCCGTCATATCCTCCAAGCGCCCCAAGGTGTAGGAGCCGGCGGGGCTTGGATAAATACTGAACAGGAAGATCGTATGAGCTATGAAAACCCATCGGATATTGAAAGAGAGCTGCACGAAATGGTTACCAGGCTGGGCGCCGAGCTTTCATCGGTTCGCTGCCTGGTTACTGGCCTCTGCCAGCACATCAAGACCAATCAAGGGCAGGAGGCGCTGGACGCTGTGATTGCAACTGCTCTAGCAGAAGTCAAGGAATGCGATCGCGCTTACGCCCTTCCGGCAGACAGCGATACTGTAAGGCTTTTCGCCAAAGGCCTCGTGAAGCGCTAAACCAATGGAGGCAGGCCTAAGGCCTCCTCTATTCGGGCAAGCCTTCGCTGCAAGAGGTTGGCTTGCCTGTCTCTCTCATCGAGCGCGAGCCTCATGCGCTCCAGCCTCTCGGGCCACGAAATCTGTTTTGCCATTTGCCCTTCTCGGCTTTCGCCGGCAGCCTGCGCTGCGCCGCTGATATCGGCCATCATGCATTCCTCTCTGATTCGCTTAAATGATTACCCGCCTGGGCGTCTCCACCCGTAAGCGCCCTCCCCGGCGTCCACTACGTCGCCGTAACCTGAAGCGAGCTGCCCAGCGACCTCTTGAACGGCCCGGTCAGTTGCCTCACGGATAATGAAATCGATGTCTCCGTTAGGCATGCGGCGCTGCTCCACCTGTGCGCTGGAGTAGTTGTGAACGTTGATGTTTTGCTGGATTCCAGCCGCACTGCCGGACTGGCCTTGAGAGCCGCCGGCCATGCGTGCCGAAGTGATCGGTGTGACGTTGCCAGTGCGCAGGGCCTCGACCGCAGACACGCCGCCAAAGCGACGGATGTCAGCCTGAGACCAAACCACCTCGCCCTTGTGCACCACGCCGGCCGGCTCGTACTTGCCGCCTGAGCCGGTGTAGCCGCCTTCGGAGAAGCCCTTGAGCAGTGCGTAGGCCGCGACCAGTGCGGTGCCGCCCACAACAGCCGCAGCGCCGAAGGTACCAATAGATGCCGTGAGCGCAGCCGGAGCCCAAGACGCCAGCGTCTCAGCCGCTGCAGCCAGGTTGGCGGTCAGTACGGTGCCGATCGACGACAGGCTGCTGGCCGTGGTTACCGCGTCCGTCGTCAGCTTGGCGGTCGTCTTGGCCCCTTCCGCCGCGACCGTCTGCGTGGCTTCCGTCTGGATTCCCGCAAGCTTCAGGGCCTGCATGACCAAGAACCGCGCCGTGATGTCAGCGAATGCACTGAGCATCGAGTTGGCGATGGTGCCCGCCAGGTTGCCGAAGGCATCGCCAAGGCTTTCCGTGCCTTTGATGATCCCCTGGATACTGCTGGAGATCGACGAGGTGGTGTCGCCAAGGATCGACTCGGTAGCCGCCCGGGCCTGCTCGTTGTAGTTGGTGGCGATATCGACGTAGTTCTGCCAAGACTCCGACACACCGGTGAGCCACTGCGACCGCATTGCATCTTGAGCGGTGTAGTAGTTCTGCTGATCGACCATGCGCGTTGCCAGGGCCGCTCGCAGCGCCTCGGTCTCACCCTTGTAGAGGTCCGAATCCTCGGACGTGGGGTTCTTGATCTTGTTGTAGTCGTAGGTCAGCTTCTCCAGCTTTTTCTGATATTCCTGCTGGATTTTCAGATCATCCTGGAGGCGATTACGTGCTCTGTCGCTTTGCCCCGCGCCCGCCAACTCAGTCGACAGGCCCTGGCGCGCAAGGTCGGTCTCGGACTTCAGGCTCTCTGTAAAGGCTCTCAGCTTGGCGTCGTTCTCCAGCCGCTCCTTGATCAGCTCGTTCGCCTTTTCCAGCGCAACGTTCTGCTTCTGCTGCGCCAGGTTCAGCTCGGCCATCGCGAGGATCTGCTTCTGCGAGGCGGTGAGGGTCTTCTTCTCCTTGAGGCTGGCGATCTCGGTTTCGAGCTCGATCAGCTTCTTGGCTTCGGTGCCCAGCGCCTTGCCGCCACTACCTTGAAGTTGAATTTCCTTACTCTGCTGCTGGAGTACTGCGTAACGCTGGCGGGCGTCATCCAGAAGCTTTTGGCCCGCATTCTCCAGAACCTTCGCATCCTTAAGGGTGCTTTTGTTCGGGTCGGTCGTTTCGTTAAGGCGGGCAATGTCCTCATTCGCCAGCTGCTGTGGCGTTTTGCGAGGAAGCACCTTAGGCGCTTCGGGCGTGCCGCCATTGGTGAGAAGACCGTAACCGGCCAAGTTCTGGCGGGGCGCGCCGGGGAACACAAGATTCCTGGCCGCCGACACCACCCGATTCATCTGCTCAAGCTGCTTGTCCGCACTTTCCTTTGCCGCCTTAGCAGCGTCTTCGTGCGATTTCTTGACCGCTGCCGCTGCATCCTCGGCTGCCTGCTGCTGGGTATAGAGGGCTACCAGCTGAGCCTTAAGCGCCGCCTGCTGTACCTTGTCGTTTTCCTGAATCGCCTCCTTGTATTTTTTCTGGGCGTCTTGGATTGAGCCCAGAACCTCAACCTCCTTGCGCTGCTCCGCAGTCATCTTGAGCTTCGTAGCGTTGTAGGCAGCGATGGCCTTCTCGTTGGCGCCGTACAGGGCAATCTCTTCGCGCATTTTGGCGATGAGCTTCTCTGTTTCTGCCGTCTGGGCCTTGGTTTGGCCAGATGCTCCAGCCTGAGCTGAAGAAAGTGATGCTGTGCCCTTGGCGGTCTTGGCATTGGCGCCGTCAACTTGCTCCAGCACGGTCGCGAGATCTTTTCCGCGCTGCGCACTCTTCTCGTATTCGGCTGCAATGACCGACAAGGCTCTTTCCACGTCGGGCGAGATATTGGCGGTGCTCTTCAGCCACTCGGTAACGCTGTCAAGGTCGCGCTTTCCGTTCTCAACCTCTTTTATCAGTCCACGGAACTGGCCAGAAAGGCCATCGTCAAGCCCCAAAACCTTCTCAGCATCGGCGTACTTCTTGAGCGACTCGGTAGCAGCTTCAACCTTCTCTGCACGCTCATCGACCCACTCAATCAGCTTGACGCGCTGCTGGGCCTTGCCGAGCTCGTTGAACTTCTCGACCAGCTGGTCAACAGTTAGGCCTTGGGCATCGAGAGCCTTGGTGGCGTCGTCAGTGTTATCCGAAAACATGACATATGTAGCAGCAAGGCCGGCGACCAATAAGGCTAGGCCTCCCGGTCCTCCTAGCACGCCAAGTAGACCACCTTGGGCGGTAGCCAATCCTGCCGCTGCGATCCTTGCCCTGTCGTCGGCCTGAGCCTGAAGCAGTCGAGCTTCCGCGTAGCGGCCAGCAGCAACCGTTTGAAGTACTGTCCCTCGATACAGGATCATATCTGCCCGCGCTGCGTCGGCGGCAGTCTTGGTCCGTATAACTTCAGCATTGGCCTGGTTTAGCGTGGCCTCAGCCTGTGCGATTGCCGCAGAGCGTGCTGCGTAATATGCGTAAACGGAGTTCAGCGAACCCTTGGTCGCCAAGGCGATCTTACTGATGAAGTATGTGAGAGCCCCCGAACCAATGACCGTCAAGGTGCTTTCTACATAATCAAGAGCCTTTGCGGTTTCGGCTGAAGCGCTAGTTAACGTGTCAATCGCTCTGGAAACGGAAAGGACGTTCCCGGCAATCGCCTGGCTAGCACCGCTGGCCTGATCCAGCTTGCCAACCATCTGCGTGAACGAGTTTCCAAACGCGGTCATGCTGTTGCCGATCGTCACTGCGGTCTTGTTGAACAGGGCGTCTACCGCAGCCTCTTGTTTTTGCAGCGCCTGAACGACAGCTTCAGCGGTAAGAAGACCGGCAGCCCCGAGCGCACGCAACTCGCCAACCGTTTTCCCCATTCCGGCAGCAATTGCCTGGGCCAGCGCGGGCGCTTGCTCCATCACGCTGTTCAATTCTTCGCCGCGCAGGGTGCCCGAAGCAAATGCCTGGCCAAGCTGAACCAGGGCAGCGCTTGAAGAAGCAGCTGACGCACCAGAGATGGCGAGAGTCTTGCTGATCGTCCCTACTATTCCAGCCACTCCCTCACTAGAGAGCTTTAATTCCCGCTGATTGGTGGCAATTCTCTGATACAACTCCCCCGTGGCGGTGAGCGGCTGGTATGCGCTCTGGGCGATCTGGAAAACAGCTGATTGAGCTGTACTGAGCTCATTGGCGGTTTCCGTAACCAGCCTCATGCGGTTGGTTAGCGATGAATATGCTTCCGCCGCGTCGTAAATAGACTTTGTCAGCGTGGCTCCGCCGAACATGGCGAGTAGAGGCCCAGCCAGGTCGGCGGCTGTCGACCGCAATGACGACATGCTGCTGTTCAGCCCATTGACGCCGCCGGTGGCATTCCTGGTAGAAACCGTAACAGATCCGCCAACTCCATTCAGTGCTGCCGTGGTTCGCAGCGAGGACTGCTGCAACTCATTCATGGCCCTGGTGGCAGCTGCAAGCCTAGCCTCTGCTGCCGAGGCATTTGCTCCGGTAGTGGACAAGCTCCCGGACGCACCAGAAAGTGACTGCCCAGCCTTGGATCCCGCCGTGCCAAGACCATTCAATGCCGCCTGGGCTGCCTTGATGCTGGTGGTTGCCGCATTGATGCTGCTGACCGCCCCTGAAACGCTATTGAACACACTTGCCATAGCCGGGCCAGTGCGCAGGCCGGCCTGGGTGAGAGCATCCAGTGCCACGCGGATAGCATTTACCTGCTGCTCTGCGGTGCGACCATCTACTTCGACCTCAAGTCGAGATTTCAGGGCCATGCTTTTCTCCGGACATTAAAAAACCCGCGCATGGCGGGCTTTAAATTTATAAGCGGCTTACCTAGTCCTTAGGCCAATCACTGCCTGACCAAGAGCCTTTTTTCGACTCGCTTTTAGGCTGATATGAGACTCCAGCCTTTCTAGCCTCTTCTTTCTCGCGATAGATACGGTTGGCCTCTTCTATTGAGGCAGAAACTCTCTTCTTGGACAGCCAGTCGTTTATGCTTGATCGGAAAAAAACAAACGCTAGGGCTGCGACCAGCACAGCACCCGCCACCGCCATGATGGCGCCATAAGCAACGGCTCCCGCCAGCAATACCCAAATCAGCCACGGGGCAAGTATCAGAACGATTAGAACAAGCAAAAGAACGATCAATAACTGCATCGGCGCTCCGCTAAATTGATGAGATCGAGACCGTATTATCGCCCTTCCGACGACTTCGTGATAACCATTTTGTTGTCCGGTGCACTGCAGGTGATGATCACGCTGCCGTCTGCCACATAAACCCTGGTCATGGTCATGGCGCTGGTGTTCACGATGTGCACGATATCGCCAGGCGGGACATTCAGCTGTGCGATGGTATTGGCTTGAGCTGCTTGGCATTTCTCGAAGCTCATCGACACGGAGCTAGATTCAGCAGCGGCGCTGGCGACGGCGGGGATGGCCATGATGGCGAGCGCGGCGAAGATACTTCCTTTGTTCATGGGAAACTCCTTGATTGAAGGTGGCAATCTACCACCATCAGCAGGAAGCGCCAAAACCACTAGAAGCTGAGCAAGCCCGTGGCAACTGCGGTCGCCGCCGCTTTGATCGTATCGAACGACAGATCCAGACCTTTCTCCCGAAGCAAACCAACGGTCTTGTTCCACACCGTCTGCGATCTGATTTGGTCGAGGAACTCATGCCCTGCCCAGGTCATCTCTTGCGCGAAACATTGGCGAGGCTCGCTGAGAGGGCTTGAACAAACGGCTCTAACCAGGCCGGCCTCCTTCATCAGGAATATGTGATACGAGACCAGGGCGGCGTCATACCCGGCAATGCTGGAGCCTTCTACGGCCTGACCGTGACCCTCCAACCCTTCAACTGCTATCAGAATCTTCCTGACCAGCTCCCAATCTCTCTTCATGCTGCCCTCGGCATATTTGGATGGCGCCATTCTACGACTGGCGGCCAGGAAGCGCCAAAACCCCGCGTTGGCGGGGTTCGACTTTGATCTAGCGGTTACCTCGAAAGGCCGTGCGCGACAACCTCTGGCATTTCGGCCTGAAGCTTCTCAGCCAAGCGCTTCAACGGCTTGGCCACCGACTCCTTCCAGAGGATCTGCTGAATCGGCTTGCCATCGCTGTGCTTCTTGGCGGTATCGGTAATGACGGCGAACTCCTTGCCCTCCGGCGTCACCTCCCAGCGCTTCTTGCCTGGCTTGTAGGTGACGTGATGCTGGAGCCCGCACTGCGCCAGCAGCTTGTTCATGCTGGCCGCGCTCATGCCGAACTTGGCGCCCAGCTCGGTAGGCGTGTAGTTCAGTTCTTGGGCTTCATTTACCAGGCGCTTCACGCCGGCCATTTCCATGAGATCAATGCCGATGGCGGAACGGACCATGCTGTTAGCGCTCAGGATGGCCTGATTGCCTTCGAGGCCAAGACTTTCAGCGATACGCTTGGCAGCATCGAAGTTGTCGGCCGCCACTGGCAGGCGCCGCTCCTGCGGGATAACTGCATCGTTCGCTGCCGCCGAGTCGAAGGTCCGAATTACGTGCAGGCTGAATGTCGGGCTGACCCACATGGCGTAGGCGTAGACCAGTTCCTTGCATGCGTAGGTCCCCGGCGAGCTACCGCCACGCACAACCCTCAAAGCGGGAATTCCCGCTTTGGCGATTTCATCGGCAAGCTCCTGGGCCTGCCCAACTCGCATCCACTCGCTTGGCTTGTGTCGTGGCTCGCCACCTGCAGCCCGGTGAAAGTCGTTGAGACTGAACCGGCCATCATGATCCTGGTGAATCTCGATACCTGCGATCATCAGCGCGCTCATGCTGCAGCCCTCCCATTCGGCGCATCCACCGCGTAACGCTGAGGCTCCTCCATGACGCGGCCCAAGCCCTTCACAAAGGAGGTGATCTCCCGCAGCTTGTTACGGTAGGTGCGAAGCTCCCACCAGGCGCCGCGAATGTCGAACCCGGCCTTTTCAAGATCCCACAGCAGGCTTTCCAGCGGCGTGGTGCCTTCACGCGTATCGCGAATGTCGTCGAGCGTGACGTCCAGCCATGCCTGCTTATCGTTTCGGACGGTCAGCATTCCTTCGCGCAACGCGGCTAGGGCCTCGATCGGATAGTGAATGTTCAATGGAAGCTGTTGCTGTACCGGCTCCTTGGCGATGAACTCGCCCTCCAGTACGTTGTAGGCAGCGATGAAGTTGCATGCAGCTTCGAACTGGCCTGCCGGAATCAGCTCGGTGCGCGGCACGTTGAAACGGGTGTGCAGGCGATTGTGCATGGTCAGCGCGAAGCCTTGACGCTTGTCTGCTGTGACCGCCTTACCTTTGTCCCTGATGAGGCCCTTGATGACGCTCAGCTCGCTCATGCCGATCAGTTCGTCAATTAGGGTTGGCATTTTGGCCTGCTTGTCATCGTAGAGGCCTGCCTTGCGGATCGACGGCAAAACCTCGGCGGTCACCCATTTCCGGAAAGCGTGGGGTTTGCTGCCTTTTTTCACCGCGTCCCGGCTACGCAGGATTAGGGTGTAGAGGCCTGACTCATTGACCAGATTGGCGTTGCCCTGACGACCTATGTTGAACATAGACCGTTCGTCTTCGTCCAGAGCCTGCACCGCCTGAGTGGTATTTCCCACCTCAAGCACCCGGCATACATCTGCAGCTACGAACCATGGTTCGCCAGCGATTACTAGCGTGCGTACCTGCTGCTCGCCAAAATTGAACGGAACTACGTTTGTGCTATTATCGCCCATGACGATTTCTTCTCCGAAGTTGATCTCGTTTCCCGAAGCCCTGACGACTCTCACCCCGTCGGGGCTTCTTCGTTTCAGGCTGCCGCCTGCTTTCTTTGCATTTCCCGCCATTTGAAGCCCTCCTCAATGAGAAGCCCCAGTTCAGCATTGAGGCTGCGGCGGTTCTCGCCAGCCTCCTGTTTTGCCTTCTCTTTCAATTCATCCGCGATCCGTAGGCTATACGGCGCGACCTGATGCGCGTCTTTCATAAATCCCTCCTAGGTGGTGTGGATTCATATTGACGGCACAGGCATTTGCCGTCAAGTGGATTCTTGAATCTTTTTGAATGCATGTACAGAATCTCTGTTAATCATCACCGCACGTTGGAAAATCATGTCAGACCGACACGTACTACCCCCTTATTCGCTTCGCATGCCATCCGAACTGCGAGAGATGCTGGAGTTGTCCGCAAGGGAGGCGAAGAGGAGCCTCAATGCTGAAATAGTCGCTCGCCTAGAGGACAGCTTCAGCAACACGATCTCCGCATCTGACCCTATGCGAGTGATTGAGGACGGCGAAGATGGCAAGACAGTCATGCTATTGCCGTCAGCCAAAGAACTGGTCCGCCTTACAGGTGAGCTTGCGGAGCAGCTTCGACTTCTGCGAGAAGAGCGAGCTAGTAGGTAGCCAAACCCCAGCCAAATACCGGGCCGAAGCCTCGCAAGCCATACAGCAAGAAGTAGCGCTAGGTCAGCTTCGACAACCCCGCAGCCTCTTCAAGCCGGGACAGCCGGCGCTCAAGCAGCTCATCGGCCTTGCGCTTCTCCTCGATCATCGCCTCAGGCGAAAGCGTGGTGTCGCCCTGGGCCTGATCCTGCTCACTCTCATCCTGTTGCTCTTGCATGTTTATGTCCCTGTTTTCTGGAGGTGCCTTAGGAGCGCCGGCCTGGATGGAATTCCAGTAGCCGCGAACCTTGGCATCGTAGTAGCGTTTCGCCTCCAATCGCCCGCCCCGGTCCGTTGCCGGCAAGCCCATGGACCAGGGCAAAATCGACCAGGAGGTCGCATGAGTCTCAGCGTGACAGTGAACTACCCCATCGTGGATAAAGCCCTTGTCTGCTATCACCGATACGTCAACAAAGAGATCAATTTCGAAGAGCTCCAGAAGCAGATGAGCTACCAGGATGGCGATGCACTTTCGAGATCGCCTTACGTGCGCTTCAAAATAACGCTCTTTGCGTCGGGTAGATATCGCATCAGACCTCTAGGCGGCGACACCATCACAGAAGCGGGCCAGGCTCGACTACAACAGCTTCTGAAATAGCCTTCACGTCAACGCCGAGCTCTACGAGTTTTTTCTCGTAAGCTTGGCGAACCTCTGCCTCAAGCTCTGCATCAAGATGCAGATCCGTTACAGCGGCCACGAGGTTTCCTGCCACACCACCCTTATTCGGCACATTCCAGCGCCCAAAGCCCAGTCCATGGGTGAGTTGCATCGCCACCTTTTCCAGCTCGCGTAACCTATCCAGCTCTGCCTGCTCGCATTCGCCTGGGGTAGACAGCAGCTCGGGCAGCACAGCGGTGAATGATTGGTTTCCAGTCATGGCATGACCTCTTTCTATTCGTCTTCTTCCGCCAGCGCTGCTTCATCCAAAGCGAATATCACCTCGTCCACAAGCCGCCTGGGCAGCGGCAGTGGGTGCACCTCAAGCCAGTCGGTGATCTCGCGGGCTGAAAGCCTCAGCGGCTGCACTGCAGTGGCCCCGACCAGGTAGCGCCGGCCGCGCGCCGCATTTCGGAACGCATTCAGCAGGCTGCCGGTGATCACATCCAGCTCAGGCTCATCTGGTACCGCAATGCGCAGTTTCTGGTAGATCAGGCTCTTCTTTACGCTTGAAGAACCCCAGTCTCGCTCCCACTTGAAGCGGTCGACTACTTTCCCTTGATCTCTTCCTGCTCCTTTTTGTTGTCGGCCGCGATGGCTGCTGCTCGCTTGATGACAAACACGAAGAAATCGGTATCGCCGCGCAGCATTTCGGTGGCAATGGCCTCGCTGTACTTCAGCGGGTTTCCATCCTCGTCTTGGGCGCCCTGCCAGTCCTGAAGGATGAACTGGGCCAGCAGCATGCAGTGGTTATCATGCTCGGACTTCTCGCCAGCGACCACGCCAACCGAGCCTTCGCCGAATTGGGCGTCATTTCGATCCAGGCGACGGCGCATACGCTCCAGCGCGATCTGGTACTGCTGATTATCCAGCGGCATCAGCAGTACCTGGGTGTCTTCGTCAAACTTCTCCCAGCGCGCCTCGCCGCTCTTGCTGGTGTCAGTCTTTTTCAATTTGAGAGCCATGAATCATCCTCACGCCACGCCATAGAAGAGGCCGCCCCGGCCGGCGTTATTGCCGGAGCGACCGAAAGGTGATGCGGGTTATGCGGTGACCGTGATGGCCGAAGTAGCGGTCTTGGTCGGGTCCGAAACGCTGGTAGCGGTGATGACTGCCGACCCAACGGCAACGGCGGTGACCAGGCCGGAGGAGTTGACCGTGGCGATCGACGGCGCCGAACTGGACCAGGTGACGTTCTGGGCTGCACCCGATGGCAGCGCAGATGCGGTGAGCTGGCGGGTCGCCGCTACGGCAATCGAGGCAGTGGTCGGGGCCACCGACACGCTGGAGACCGGTACGAATGGCACTCGGGTAATGGTCGGGGCCTGCTTGGCAACGGTGTAGTTCAGCGTGACCTCGATCAAGTCGCGCTTGCCGCCGTTTGGCAGGTCGCCATCCACTTCAAGGGCCGGGAACGACAGGTCGTATCGATTGCCAAGGCTGTCGATGATCGGGAACTCGACCGCTACGGTTTTCCGGGTGAAGGTGTTCTTCCAGATCTGCCAAGCCAGCGGAGACCAGGCTAGGGTGATGGAGCCGGTGATCGCCGCCTCGGTGGCGATCTGTGCGCCAGGCCCAAGCTTGCCGTTACCGATGCAGCGCTGCGCCTGCAGGCTGTTGTCGAGGTTGACGGTCAGAGCAGACACGCACGCCTGGCCTTCCAGGCTCTGGCCATCAACCGTGATGGAGCCAACGTTCTGATTGCTCATGAACGGCGTGGTGGTCGGCGGGATGACGGCCGCTACGGTATTGGTGTCGCCATCGGCGTAGTCCAGGCCGGCCATGGTGAAGGTGGCAGTGATCTTGCCGTCAGACGGGATATCCAGGGCGAAGACCGAGACGTGCATACCCTTAAACAGGGCGTAAACGTTCACGTCGTTGAAGTTCTTCGCGACGGTGAAGGTCCGGCGCGTGCTGCCTACAGTCAGGACGTCATCGTCCCAGGTTCCGTAGAAGGCCGCTTCCAGCAGCTTGTCGAAGGTGCTGTAGGACAGTTCGCCTACCAGATCACCCTGGATATCGGTACTGGAGACCACCGAACCTTGGCTGATGCGCGATTCGGTGATTTCGTCGCTGACCTGCGTGTTCACGGTCGGCGACAGGGTGTTGCTGGTCAGGCGCAGGGTATCCCAGTCGCCTGTGGTCGGGGTGATGCCGGGGGTTGCCTCAGGAATGAGGTAACTGGTAACGCGGGCGCCAGAGGACATGCGCATGTCTCCTTTCTGCGGGCATAAAAAAACCCGCTCACGGCGGGGTATCAGGGTGTTGCTTTTTCGAAGTGAGAAAATCCCACATCAAAGGGTGAATTAGTGCAGGGGCAATGACGGCTGGATCTGATCAGCCAAGTCACTCAGCTTCGCTTCAAGTGGCGGCTTCTGGTCCTTCCATTGGCGTAGCCCCTTTCCGCACAGACTTGCCACCGCCTTTTTGCCGCTGTACTCCAGCAGCGTCCGATTGAACTCTGCAGACAGGCTGCGGCCCTTCTGCATTTCACAGTCCAGTACGTCAAGTACTTTGCGGCGGAATCGCTTGGCACGATCAGTCCTGGCAAGCATGCCAAGCAGATGTGCGCCGCGCAGACTGAACACCCTGACCTCCTGCTCACCACCGCGAGTCTGCATCTTGACCAGCGCAGTCATGGTTGGCGTGAACTCATCTACGTGGCGCCGGTAAAGGGTGTTTAGCTGTCGAACCCCCTTGTCAAAGGGTGCATCACTTTGATCACCCCCTTTGCCATAAAGCGCTACTGCGATTTCTGAAAGGGTCAGGCATGGCTGCCCGCCGTGATCGACAACCTTCAGTTCGATATTATCGAAAATGAATTTTTCCATTGCGCACTCCTGATCGCCATTTGAAGTGAGCATGCCAGCAGGGACGGAGGCGTGCCCGCCCCTTTCGGGTGTACGGACCTAGCTGGCATGGTTATCCCGAGAGGGATTCAGTTGCCTTGCGGCAGAAAGTGGTCAGCCGGCGCGGAACCGGACGTTCACGTTGAACTGGCGAAAACCTTCAAATTCATCGGCGTCAACTACGCCGGTTTCAATGCACTCAAGGTCGCCAGTGCTCCAGTACGAAAAATGTGACTCAAGGGCGTCGGCGAGCGCGTTCAGGCTTTTGATACCGGTCTGCTCACGAGCAAAACACTGGATAGTGATCATTCCGGGCTTTCGCGTGTGCGGCCTGTCTGCCATTCCCGCCATAAACGGCGTTGCGTAGGAGATATTCAGGCGGCACCAGAGCCCCGTCGCCGGAGGCTTGAACAGGCCAGATGTATCCTTGTCTTTTGCCTGAAGCTGGGCGTTTGGATAGTAAATCCTGTCCGGAGCGATTCCAGAAAAGGCCCTCATGCGGAGGATGATCGCGTCGTAGATTTCGCTGTAGGTCATGATCCGTACGCCGCTGCCACACCGGTGAAGGAAATTCCAAACACACCATTCGGGGCTTTCTTAGAGTGGCCATTTTCAAGTTTCTCGGCGTACGCCAAATTATTCTGCAAGAAAATCAAACTGTACGGCTTGAGCCCTGTAAGGACCGTCTGGCCTGCCGCTATGGTCGCAGCTCCATCCTTGTCGACCTTGTCTGTCGTGCCAAACACCGGAGCCCCAATACTGACCATGGTATTGCCACGAAACCGCCCGGTATCCACCGGTGATCGCTTCACGATCTCGCCCAGCAAAGCCATTGCGATAATGCGGGCCTGCTTGCTCAGATCGCTCTCGATTTGATCAATGAATGCCGTGGGTGGGATGCTCCATCCGGCCATCAGGACTTCCTCATCTGGATCTCAATATGGGCCGCCGCAGGATCGGCTGATACAGATTCGACGCGGTATGCTGCTTGCTCGCCAGTCACCAGGTCGGGCGCAGTAATCTCGTGGCCAACCATGGGCTTATCGCTCACTTCGTTGACTAGGCATATCAAGAGCACGTCACCAACTTTGATGTTGATGTTGTCGATGCGCCGGCTGTCGTAGCTTTCGAGGACGCCGCGCCCGGTGTAGGTGACCGGCTGGGCGGTGGTGGTCTCGCTCACGGGATCCCACACGCCAGGCCCCATGTAGGTGCCGGTGAAGGTGGACACCGCATCAGCCAGATCATCATCGAAGGCTTCGGCCAGGTCGGCCTGGATATCGTCGCGAAGGCCCATCCCTATCCCCTCTTCACAGCGAAGGCGAACGGATTGCTGCGCCATGGCGTAAGCAGCGCCAGGGCCAGCTGTACGCAGGCTGGCTGGGCTACAGTGCTGGTCTTGTCGATCGAGCCGAAGGTCTTGCTGGTCGATACCGATCCGGCCTTGACCGTCTTCGCCTCGAGCGAGCCCTCGGTCTGCTGCTGGTAAAGCTTTCCTTGGGAAGCGCACTTGGCCAGCCGCGCGCCTGCCTGTTTCACATCGTCAGGGATGTTGTCCATGTCGATGCCGACCAGGTTGAGCGCAGTGAGGTAGGCATTCGCCTCGAAGACCGCCTCGTCCTTCAGCTCTGGAGCTGCCCAGTCAGGCCCAAGGATGGCGTCTACGTCGGCCACAGTGATGTAGGTAGCCATCCGGCCTCCGCTTGAATGATTGGGGCCTCAGCCCCGGGATTACTGCTTGTCGAGGTCAGCGACCTGCTTCTGCAGAGCTTCTTTCGAGGCATTGGAGCGGTAGGAGACGTTCGCGGCGTCGAGCTTGGCTTTCAGGGCCTCGACCTCGGGGTCAGCGTTTGCTGGCTTGAGGGATTCGATTTGCTTGAGCAGTTCGGCATTCTGCTTCAGCAGGTCTGCCTTCTCTTGCTCCAGGCCTACGACCTTCTCCACTTCGCCGTCGCGCTCACGCTTTAGGCTGGAAACGCCGGAATTCACTGCTTCCAGAACTTCGAATAGGCGCGATGCGGTATCACCCAGATCACCCGCCGGGCGCTCCAGGCTCTGGGCGGCGAACGATTCGACGATCACGCCGATGGAGGCCAGCTCTTGGCGAATGCCGCTGATTTCTGCATGAAATGCCTCGTCACGGCCACTTGCCCCAGAGCCCTTCTGCGCCGGAGCCTCGACAACGGTCACGTCGACGCCGGCTTCCTCATAAGCAGCCGCTACCTTGGGCCAGTAACCCACAATAACGACCGTCTTCACTCCCGGCTCAGGGCGGTCGAAGTGCTGAGGATTGCGATAGCGCTTGCCCGGCTCGAACCCGGAGGCCTGCGCGGTGTAGATCAGTTCCATGATGATCTCCATGGCGACCCACTACGAGTCGCCCGACGGTGGATTACGGAGTGCCCAGATCGATCAAGACGCCGGCAGTGGCTTTGTCGCTGGTCGCGTACTTGGCCCAGTTGGCGCCCGCGCCCACGGCAGCCAGGTTCGGGTTGATTCCACCAGTGGCGTCAGCCCAGCTGTAGCCCAGCAGATCCAGGTTGAAAGTACCCTCGGCGCGGAAGCCCATCGCCAAGTTTTCCTGGGTGTTGATCGGGTAGGAGCGGAACCCCGGGGCCTGGGATTCGGTTACGCGAATCGCGCCGGACTGCAGGCCGAAGATGGTTTCGGCAGGATGGGTGTCGGTAACCAGTACCGGCTTGCCCATGGTGCCCGGCTGTCCACCGTAGATCACCACGCCTGCTTCTTCGTAGATCTTCTCGCTGATCGCCTGATCCACCATGTCGAAGTAGGTTGCCGAATCCATGGTCCACAGCGCGATGCGACCGAAGCGGTCGCCGAACTTGCGCATGCCCTTGGTCAGCACTTTCTTACCGTCAGTGGCGAAGCTGCCGGTGGCGACCATATTGGCGTTTGCGCCAATCGATGCCTTGAGGGCTGCCATGGCGTATTGGATGTAGCCTTCCAGCACCGCGTCGGCGTAGTCCTGACCAACCAGTTCGGAGAACTCTTCAGGCGAGCGAGCGCGGCGCTTGAAGGCCTCTTCGGTAGTCTCGTAAGGGCCATACTTGAACGGAACCTTCACGCCCACCATCTCGCCGGCACCGATCTTGGAGCCAGTGACGGTAGCGCTGGAGTTCACGTCACGGTGCCCGATGGAGCCGCCGATTTTGTAGAACGCACGCTTGCGCAGGTCACCTTCGATCAGCTCGTTGTTCAGCACGATCGCGCCATTCGACGAGGCGTTGAAGACATCGAGCACGTCCTGGATACGCTCCAGGTAGGCGGTTTGGGCAAGATCGTTGTAAACGATCATGTCCGAGTTGACGGTGGTCGCCATGTGTTACTCCCTATTTGGGCAATTTGAGGTAGGCGCTCTGCCCGTGCGCTTCGATGAACTCGCGCTTCTGGGTAGAGGACATTTCGGAACGTTTCAGCGCGGCCCCGCCGCCACCTTTTGCACCGCCGGCCCCGCCGCCAGATGCTTTACTGCCAACAATCAACGGACCGAAGGCCGGATCGTTGGTGAATTCTGCTTTCAGCTCGTCCAGCGTTGCCGCGGAGAGCTTGCCGGCGGCATCCAGCACGACAACGGTGGGTTTACCGTCGCGCTGCTCGACGCTCAGCCGGCGTTCGATGTGGGGAAGCAATGCCTTGGCGCTGCCAGGGACAGCCAGGGTGGTCGCGATCTCGGTAGCGGTGCGGCCCACGGTCAGATCCCGGATCTGGCCTTGCAGGGTGCTGTTGGTGCTTTCGAGTTGGCCGGTCAGCTCTGCTTCGCGGCGGGCGTACTTCTCGGACCAAGACTTTTCGAGCTCTTCGACGTTGCCCGACTTGCGAGCAGCCTCCTCGGCCTCGGCGCGTGCCTTGTCTTCGGCCTCGCGACGGGCCTTCTCGGCGGCCTTCTTCTCGCCCAGTAGCTCTTCCACTTTGGCCTTCAGCCCGGTGACGTCCTCCTGCTGCGGCAGGCCCTCAATGCCGAGGACAAACTTGCCGTCCTTCTCGACGTACAGGGCTGCTACCGATTCTTCGACGCCTTCGAGGCTGTCCAGTTGGAATTTCAAGGTCATTGCTGTCTCCCAGAGACGTTGAGCAGGCCCTGCCTGCGGATACAAAAAAAGCCCCGGCTCAGCCAGGGCTTGGAATTGCGCGCCACGAAATGGCGGTTGCATATTTTGTGGCGCGGATCAGTCCAAGCCAGCTCGCTCGAAAGCCATCGGCTCACGCTCGCGCAGCTGCTGAAGATTCAGCGTCTTCCCGTTGGCATCCGTGAATCGCTCAATGGGCAGTTCGCCTTTCTTGAAGAGGGCGTACCGTGATGGCCCCAAAACATCCTTCTGGAAGCTCGCCGATTGACGTGCAAGCCATTCTGGATAGCTGGTATCACTGGCCACAGGCTTCGTGCCATCCGACCCAACCGAAGGCCGCGTAGAGCCGGGGATCTTCCTCTCGTACTCAGGCTTGAGCACTGGAATGATGGTGGTTCGGCAGTTCCAGTGGTATGGCGGCCTAGGCCCATCGAGCGGGATAACCGTCTGGTCGATGCTCATGCAGTAGAGCGATGTCCGTGAATCCAGCGTGGCGATGCGGCGCATGCCCAGCAGAATGTCGTCGTTCGCCTTCAGGGTTTCGACCCTGGCGGTGCTGGCGATGTGGTTTGTGGCCGTCCTGACAAGGGCCGACGCCTGATCACGCTGCACCTGGTGCAGGCTGTTGAGGCGCCGGGCGATTGCCGGGGTGGTTTCGCCAAGCGCAGAGCCGATCTTGATCTCGCTGAGGATGTCGGCAGCCTTCTTGGTACCGAACTCGTCCAGCGCGCCGCTGATGCTGATCTTCTGGACGCCCTTGCGAGCCTCCAATGCCATCGGATCGAGCTTGGCCGCCGAAGTGACGATCTGCGGAGAAGGCGTGTTGAGCTGCACCCTCGGCTTCACCACCTGCTCCAGCAGGTCGATGTTGTACTTGGCCTCCACCCCGGCAAAGGACTGAAGCTCAAGCTCCATTTGGCCTTTCATCCCGGTGTAGATCCCGGCCAAGTCCTTCTGCAGAACCCGGATCTGCTGCTCGTAGCGCCTGGTGCCGTATGCGCTCAGGCCCTCAGCCACCCTACTCTTGGCCATGTCGATGGCCTGGGCGATGAATACCGCTATCTCTTCCGCGTTGTGAGCCGCGTAGAGCTGGACGTATATGGCGTGACGGGTGGCTTCGTCTTCAAGGTAGCCGTCGGCGCTCATCTACTCTTCCTCGTTGACCGTGACGCCCGATGTTATGGGTGCCTCGCCCTCGCGGTCCGCATCGATCAACTCATCAGTGCGATCAGCCTCAAGAACGCCGCCTTGGCGCAGGTTGACCCGAACATCACGCTTGGCGATCAGGCCCTGCTGCCAGAGCTGTACCTGGGCAAGGATGTCCTGAGCAGTCATCGTCTCGTCGAAGAACGACTGGTTTAGCCAGAAGACCGTTCCTTTCTCATCCGGCTCGCCGATCATGAAGCGCTCAGCGTCGAGAATGGCCCGCTTCAGGGCCTCAGACACGTTGCCGGCGATAGTGCCAAGCACGCTGTTGTCCGAGCTGTAGCGGATGCGCACCGCTTCAGCCGTCTCGGCGCCGCCCGCTTTCTGAACGATCCGCGCGCCGATCATCAGCATCTGCTCTTCCTTGTCCTTGAGCAGCGTGCGGGCCAGTTGGCTCTCGGTTGCTTGGACCAGGGTCGCGGTACCGCTCTTGCCGAGGTTGTAGCCACGGGTCGAGCCGATGTGCATGCCGTTCGGGTTCAACTTGGCGAAGTCGTCGGCGGTGATGTCCGTGGTGATGAAGAGAGTGGGCTGACTGCTGATGAACCCGCTCTCCTCCACCGTGGCGCTGTTGCCGTAGTGCAGGATGTTCACATCGGCCAGGTCTTCCAGTGGGGACTTGTCGACGCTAGCGTCGTTGTTCTGGGCTCCATAGAAGCTAAACAGGATGTGGTCGAAGGGGCGGCCATTCTTGTCGAGCGGCGCGACCTCGCTGTAGCTGTTGCCGTCTTCGGCGTAGACGCGCTGGACGTACCGGCCATTCACCAGCAGCAGCACGCGATATTGGGTGCTCGTTGTGCGCTCCAGGCTGTCCGGGCTGAACACGGAGACGCACTCCAGCAGGCAGACATAGACCAGGCGCTTCACGCCATCGACCACCTGCTCGTCCCAGTCGATGATCGACTCGGCGCCGTAGTGGTGAATCAGCGCGCTGCGGCCCTGCATGTCAGCCATCGAGGACACGCCCTCAACCGCAGGGAAGTCAACGAGGAACCCGCCCCGGCCAGCGTCCAGGCATTCGCCCACGGCGTCCTTGGACAGCTGCTCCAGGCTGGTGCCGTCACCGCTGGCGTTCTCCTTGAGGTACTCGACCCCGGCGGGCAACTCCAGCTCTGCAGTCTTGCGAAACACCGCACCCAGCAGGCCGGTGCGCGTGCGCCCGGTGATGTTCAGGAACATCGCCCGCTTCTTGTACTGCTTGTACCGCGCCTGGTTCTCAGGAGACTTGTTCTCCGGGTCCGGCATCGGTAGGTAGATATCGTGCTTGCGCACCTCGCGGGCGCCCGCCACGCAGCGCTTGACCAGCTGCCAGCCGGGCAAGGCCTCCGAGTACTCTGCCCGGGGGAGGAAGTTAGGCATGGATGGCCTCAGAAAGTGAACGAGATTGGGACGTGCTTGACCACGGAGCGCTTGGTCTTGGCCACGGCGAAGTAGCGGAAGGCGTCGGCCGGGTGGGAAGACCAGTCGTGCAGGGGCTTGTCCTTCCAGCACCCGCGCTTGTCGTCCCACTCCTTGCGGTAGCTCTCCAGGGCGGTGATGCCCTCCTCGCACTTGGATTCGTCGAAAGCGCAGTTCGGGAGGATTTCCCGTGCCTGCTCGATGCCTTCGTCAACACCGAGCTTCGGCACCACCTGAAAGGTCATCCGATACACCTGGCCGTCGATCTCGTAGCCCTCTCGCGCGAGTTCGCGTCGAGTCTTGCCGTCGCTACCAAATTCCCGGTTGTCGATGTCGTGGGGCCCCCAGTGCTCGCCGTACTCGTAGCCGCGATCCTTCAGCACCTTCATGTAGTGCCGCAGGCCTTCACCGCTGTTCTGGTAGAAGTCGACAACGTGGTACTCCTCGCCGACGATCCGGACGAACCAGATGGCCGTGGAGTCGCCCACGCCGATGTCCCAGAAGGTGTGCACCGGAAGGTGGCTGTTGTCTGGCAGCTTGCCGATGCGCTGGGCGGCGTAGAGCTTGGTGAACTGCTTAGCGTAGTACGCGCCTTCGATCGTCTGCTGGAATGCCTCGGCAGGGATCGACGGGTACTCCCGCTTCATGTCGTCGCCGAGGGTCTTTTCCTTTGCGCTGTACCAGGCGCGCTGGCCTGGACTGGTGACGATGCCGTGCTTGGCGCTCAACTCGTCGAAATACTTGGTCAAGCGGTCCGGGATCGTGACGTCGGTCGGATCCAGCGAGTAGAGAGGGTTTCGCCACCAGCTGAAGAAGAAGAACTTCCAGTCCAGCAGGCCCAGAGGCACGCCGGCCAGCTGCTGCTTCTCGGCTGACTGGCTATAGTCGAAGAAATACCCGGCCCGTCCTTCAGCCGTCGATTCGATGGTGACGAAGCACTCGGCGGCAACAGCCTCGAACGCACCGGTGACGATCTCCCGCGCCTTGTGCGGGAACTTGGCGCAGATCTTCCCGAACTCGGAAACGTGCAGGTAGCGCAGCGTGCCGCCCCGGAACGAGGTGGATACGTAGAGCGACCCGCCCTTGCTGAAGACCAACTCACCCGCGGCGTCGTTGCGCGCCGGGTTGGCTGCCTTGATCTCCTTGGGCAGGTGATCGTAGGCGTACTTCACCTTCTCCCGGAACAGGCGCTTGGCGTCGCTCAGGGTGTGGGCGATCAGGGCGCACTTGGCAGCCTCGAACAGCGCGGCGTCGAGCTGGACGATGCAGACCAGCGTGGTGAAGCCCAGCTGCCGAGCCTTGAGGATGATGTTGCGGGTATGCATCCCCTGGAAGTAGTCGATCTGCTCCTGGGTCATCCGGAAGCGGACCTTCTTGCCCTGCTTGTCCGTGATGAAGTACAGGTTATTCAGCCGCCAGAACCGATCCCGGAGCAGTTTCATGTGCTCGGGCTTCATGGTCAGGCATCCTTCGATAGTTCATCCATCAGCTTGGAGAGGGTGTCCTCTTCGCTACCACCTTGTTTGACGTCGAGGTCATAGGCCTGCCGCTCCAGTGCGACGAGAGTCTTCAGCGTGTCGGCCAGCTCCTTCATGGTCTTGGTGCGGGCAGGCAATGCGCTCATCTTCTTGGCCAGGGCGAGGACATCGGCCATCGCTTCGCCGTCATCGTGTTCGCCATCCTTCAGCTGAGCTATCAGCTCCTTGATGGTGCCCTGCTCGTCCGTCAGTGACTCCAGCTCATCCAGCAGCTTATTGGTCAGCCGGCGACTGCGGGAAATGTCGCCCCGGTGCGTCATCCGGATGTTGGCAATGACCTCGGCGTTTAGCTCGATGATCTCCCTTTCGGTTTCCGCCTGTTTGCTGGAAACCTCTGTGGAAACCTCGCGCTTGGAAACCAGCGCATCGGCCTTGGCCTTGATCTTTGCCTTCAGGTCACGATCCCAGCCATCACGCTTGGCGCGCTTGTTGATGGCAGTGTGGGAGACTTCGTGGGCGGCTGCGATCTCTCGCACGGAAAGCACGCCGGCCCGGTAGGCTCGTTCGATCGCCTCCCAGTCGGGTTGCTTGGTGCTCATGGTGAATCCTTATTGGTCGCGGTCGACTCTAACTGTCCGAACCCTGCCGCCAGTGCTGGTATCGCGCCTTGCAGCCATCTCGACGGCCTTCTCGGCAGATGCGCCCATGTCCATCGCAGCGAATGCGTATGGCGTGCCGCTACCGATGGCGTACGGACGATCAGGCTTGATTGGCGACTTCCACAGACCGGTATCGTCATCCACCGCCACCATCATCAGCTTGCCCGCATCCACGACAATTGCAGATGCGTCGACCTTCCCGGATGACGCAGTGCCGAAGTAGGCCCCGACCAATGCGTCATAGTCACAAAGGGCGCCCGACATGAAGAACTTCACGCCGTCGCGCTCAATGCACTTGTCGCAGTCGTCGTCGGTGATGAGGTCGCCTCGGGTGACGCGGGAGTCGTAGGCGATCACGCCGTCCTTGTAGGCGATGGTGGTCATTCAGGATGAACCTCGATCTTGATGCCGCGCCCCACCCAGTAGCTGAAGCGCTCAGGGCATGGCTCTCGGCCAGTCAGCCGGGCCATGACGAGGACGCCGGCCAGGTAGTACTTGAGCCACCACTTATGGCGGCAAGCGATGCGCACGGTGACCGATGCCATCTTCCTGCCCTCAGCTGAACGGGTCAGCGGGCTTGGCGATCGAGCGCACAAACCACATGAAGCCCTGCTGCAGGTTGGTCTTGGCCAGGGCCAGGGTGCGCTGATCCACGCCTTCGATCTGGCCGATCTGCTTGAACAGCTCGCCAGCATCGGCCTCCAAGGCCTTGATCGAGTTCATGCCGTCGATCTCGCTTTGGGTTAGGTCGCGGTAGCCGGTGATCTTCTTGTGCTGGTTGTCCATGGATGATTCTCTATGCTGTTTGCAAGGCCTAATGGAGAAGGACGCTATGGAAGGAAAAAAGGATCTCGCCAAAAAGCATCTAGAGCTGATCGACCAACTCAAGCGGCTTTCTAGCATGCTGCACGATCACCCAGGCAGCACCGATCCACTGCTGGTCATGCGGCTTGATTATCGAATACACCAACTAGAACAAGCTGTCGTGCAGGAGAAAGGCTGGCGATCTCCATTTTCGACAGGGGTTAAAAGATAGGCGCCTGATCTGTCAGTCAGCATCGCGCCACGAAACGGCGCATTTCGATTTTGTGGCGCGACTAAGGCGATACGCGATTCAGGGCCTCATCAGCCTTGTCGGCCGCCTTGGTAGCGGTGGTCGCCGCCTTGGTTGCCTTCTCGGCTGCCGAACTGGTCTTGCGGGTCAGCTCATCCAGGCGATGGTCACGTTGCAGCGTGGCCTCGTCGTAGGCGGCGCGTATCTCGGCGACCTGCTGGCGGTACGAATCTGCCAGCGCCCACTGACCCAGCTGGAAGCCGAAGAAGACCCCGCCGGTCACCAGCAGCATGGCGATGAACCACACTTCGACACGGCGCCACCAGTGGCGGGCCATGAACTGGATTGCGCACTTGTCCATCAGGTAGTACCTCCCAGCTTGATGCGCAGACGGGCGATCTCGTCGCTTTGTAGCGTCACCCGCTCTGTGAGGTTGGCGACCTGACTGGTCAGGGCTTCGATCTTCCCTTCCATGCGGCCGACGGTTGCGGCCAGGTCATTGCGCTCTTTGGCGAACTGGTCGGCGCGGGACTCGGCAAGCTTGCGGGCCTCACGCTCGGAGTCGAGGAGTTCATTCAGCCGGCGCACAGTGCCGATGTCGGCGTTATCCATGGCGCGATCAGCAGCGTCCTTGGATAGGAACTTGCGCAGCCAGAGGAAGCCGCCCAGCAATACAGTGCCCGTTCCGCCCAGCCAGGTAGCTGTGCCTGGGCCGAGGTCGGTTGGGTCCATATTTGCTCCGCCCCGTCCGGGACTCTTGAGGCCCTCTTTGCGGGCAATAAAAAACCCGGCACTTAGGCCGGGCTTCTTTTGGTCACTCCTAAACGCGCAGGAATGACAGGATGGGCGCATATTGGCTCATTGGCTCACTCGCCGTCAAGCGACATTTGCCACCAAAAGGCCTTCATGGTCGAGAATGTGCTGGGCCTCGACCAAAGCGGCGTCTACCTCGCGCTCCAGAGCCTTGCGGATATCCCGCCTCCAGCGCTCTTGGGTTTTGATTGGGTGTGGCTCGTTGCTCCAGTTGTCCATCTCGTACCAGGCGGCTGGCAGGACGCTGGTACTGCGCTTACCGTCCACACCTGGCAGCTTGGGCATGGCCCAGGTCAGGATCGCGCAGTGGCGGAAACGCTCTGGCGCCGGCGAGCGATGAGAACGAGTGATTTCCTCGATCGCTGCATGCTTCCTGTCGACGTGCGTCGAGTACTTCGCCACCAGGTGCCGCCAGTGCTCCGATGCGAGGTTTTTATGGAGCCGGCTGAACACCATGCAGTCGAAGAGGAATGCAGCCTCCTTGCCCACGATGGCGCCCTTCTGCTTGGCTGCTTGAACCTTCGGCTCGAAGTCACACCCGCCCGCGCTGTTGATTGTCTCAGCCGCCAGGGCGCGAACCACTGCCGATACCACGTTCTGATAGTTCACTGCCCACCCCCTGCCCGCTTGGCCTTTCTCAAGATGAATTCTTCGTAACTGCGCTTTCGGCGGACCGCGCCGGCCCAGGACAGCGATGCGCCGCCAACCACCATGAGGGTGGCCAGAATCAGGAATCCCCATGCAGGTGTCATGCTGCAGCCCTCCTTAGGTCTTTGAGCTTCTGCCTGTACAGGGCCTTGATGGCCTGCAGGTCTTCGATGGTGTAGCGGCGAGCTGATTGGTCCCTTTCCAGGGTCTCTACAGCTTCCAGGCCGATGCGCTCGATGAGGCCGATCCGGTAGTCCGCGACATTCCCGGACAGGTATCGGTTGTCGTGCTTCGACTGGGCGTGGCAGTTGTTCTCGTCAAAGCGCAGGTGTGGCGCGGCACCTGTGCTGCGATAGTGGCCAGCGTCGACCGCGTTGCCGTTCCAGTCGAGCGGTCGCCCGCTGGAGATGCAGCGATACCCCGCCAAACGGTCCCGCTCGCGGATGTAAGCGTTGAACGCCTGTTGAGCCTCCCGTAGGTGGTCACCCTTCGTCTTCAGCTTCTCCCGGCGCTCCTGCAGGTCCTGGCGGGCCTGCTTGGTGAGGGCCTTGGCCGCGACCTTCTGCAGCTTCGGATCTTTGGCCATGGCCTTGGCGCAGGCAATGCTGCACACCTTCTGCGTGGTCATGGTCGGCTTGAAGGGCTTCCCGCAACCTGGTGCCTTGCACTTCTTGGGCTTGATCTCGGCTACGCGCATGGCTCGGCCTCCGATGCGTAGATGATTCCTGCCGCCACTGCCTTAGCGACCAATTCCGTACGGTTGGAGGCTCCCAGGTGCAGGCGGGCATCCGCCATCCTGCTGGTGACCGTTCCCGGCGAAATGCCGAGTTCGCGAGCGATCTGCTTTCCGCTCTTTCCTGTTGCGGCGAGAACCACGCACTGCACCCCGCGCCGCGTCAGGCCATGGCCATACAGCCCTCGCCAGCCGGGAGCTGCGAAAATGCCTTGGTCTTTGTTCCGCTTGAGATTTGCTTCCTGGCTCTTCATGCCGCCTCCTCGCTCAGCAGGTCGCTGAACACCACGCCCTGCGGCGCGAACTCGGCAACGATGCGGTCGGTGTACTCGCAGCCCTGGGCCCGGTCGAAAAGCCGGGTGACCGGGAATCCGTCCGGCCCGAACATCGCACACGGCCCCATGAGGCGCAGCTTCACCTCATACGGCAGGTGGATGAACGACTCGGCCCAGCCGGTGCGGAACTCCTCGCAGCCGGCGCGCATGATCGGCACGCCGAAGTGCAGCTTGCAGTAGCGACGCACATCCTCGATGTCGCCCATCTCGGTACTTTTGGCGATGCGGTCGTACATGGCGAACCACAGGGCGTTTTGGTCCAGGGTGCGGTCCTTGCCCGGGCGCATGCTGACCACAACGAACTTCTTGTCCCTGAACATGCGGGTGAGCATGGTCACAGCCTCGGAGAGCTTGGCCTGGCTGTTGACGCTGATCTTCTCGGTCATGGTCTGATCTCCCCGTGTCGCAAGGTATACCCGCTCCTCAGCTCGTAGCCTTTGCGCGCGCAGGCGGCTTCGAAGATGGTTGGGAAGCGACCCAGGTACTCCTTTGGCGACCCTCCACCGTAGACAATCCAGCCACTGCCATTCCTGGACACGCCTGGCACGCCGCTTGTGTTGTGGCGTGCTAAACGGCGGTTGCGGCCATTGACTGATCTTGTTGCAGCTCGAAGATTGGAAATCCTGTTGTTCAGTGTATTCCCGTCGAAGTGATCAACCATCTCTGGCCAGTCGCCGTGGTAGAGCGCATATGCAAGACGGTGCGCTTCGATGGTCTTTGAGCCAAACGGCCCAGAAATGCACACCTTGCGATACTCGGCGCCCGCAGATTTTTTGAAAGAGACTGATCCAGCCTCCTTCCCTGAAAACTGCGAATTGAAAACAGATGCTGATCTCCGCGAGCCGAAATGACCGAGAGGGCGAGACCTCCAGATCAACTGGCCACTAACTGGGTTGTAATCGAGGCACTCAACCAGGTATTCGATAGGGATCATTTGCATTTCACTCCCTGGGCCTCTATCGCCTTGCGCACGTCTCGGATATAGGCCGCCTCGTTGAAGCTGCCACCCTCAACATCGTCGAACTCTTCGCGGTAGGCCTCACTTGAACGGCTCGGCATGTGAACCACCACGGCATCGCGGGATGCCTGCCAGGCTTGCCACATGCCTTCAACAATTCGGTTGCCGTAAGCATCGCCATTCCAGCTAGCTAGGGTCCGATCTTCTGGATCACGGGCATCGTCATGCAGGTGCCAGCTGTATCGATCCTTGGCCCACTGCTCGAACTGCTCGCGCATCTTGTTGGCGTCCATCAGTGCTTCTCCTTGGCCATGGCAGCGTCGATCGCTTCGTCCACAGGCAGGCCGTATGTGTTGAACACAGCATCCAGTTCTGCCGCTGGCCGGCTTTCTACCCTCAGCCACCGATACCGCTCCGCGTCCTTGCGCAGCGCCTCGTTCTCGGCTTTGAGCTGGTCGTAGGACTCGGCCATCACGACCTCGGGGCCGTGCGGGTCGTAGCTGATGCGATTGCCTCCCTCGGAAAGCATTTTGACGACCTTGTAGCGATGAACTTCGGTCATGGCGCCACCCTCATGTCGTCGCGTATTTTGTTTGTATCCATCACTTGACCTCCCGCCCAGGCCGTCCGATCTGTCGCGGACTCCCGAGGTAAAGCGAGTTGCGCCAATACGGCATACTGCTGCGGCCCGGTGCGTAGAACTCAAAGGTCTTTCCGCCTCTCTCCCATACGCAATGCCAGCGACGCGCCCTATTACGGATGAAGCGGATGCGCGTGCTTCGCGGCCTGAGAGCCCAAGCTATTACCGCCACCAAGATGCAATTACCTGGAATACTCACACCCCCTCCCCGGCCGGCTGCCCGGCGCGCTTGATGTTCAACTTGGCGAACTGACTCATGCGGCACCTCGCTGTGCAACGCGGAATTGCTGACGGTCGAGAAACGCTTTGATGGCGGACTCGCATGGGCTTGGCGCTGGCAGTCGGGCCATACGCTCGGCATTCACCGGGGCGTGACCTTCGCGCAGGATCTTTTCCATCTCGGATCGGTCGGCGCGGGACAGGAAGAACTCTTCCAGCATGTCGCCAATCGGCCGCACCCAGTCGTAGCCGTCAGGCCGCGCAGCACGGATGATCGCGAGCCACATGCCCGGGCAAAGGAAGTCGCGAATGACCTGATGCAGGTAGTTCGGGGACAGATTCCCAGTCCAGCCACTTGCGCCTCGCACCAGAAAACCGCAACTGCAGATTCCACGGTCGTCAGCCTGGGGAAGGCCCACCAGGAAAAACACCTCGCGCCCGGTGCGCTCCATCACGGCTTCAGCCTTCATGATTTCTTCGGCGGTCGGGGTCTTGCCTTTGACCTCCAGATACACGCCGACATTCGGCAGCCAGAAATCCGGCAGGTAGAAGCCCTCATCCACGCGAACCAAATCAGGCTCGTACAGGTAGAAGATCCCGGCGGCCTCCATCACCTTGACCCACATGAGCTCGGTGTAGGAGCGAAGGCGGTAGCCCTCGTGGTGGTAGATCGTTCTGCGCTCTCTCATCAGAAGTTCACCTTCACGACATTTTCCTGCTTGGCGCGACTGGCCAGAGGCATGAATCGGGACCGGTCACCCTGGAATGCAGTGGCCACAGTGCCGATCTCCCCGTCGCGGTTCTTGCGGATCAGGATTTCCCCGATGCCCTTGTCCTGGGTGTTCGGGTAGTACACCTCATCGCGATACACGAACATCACGATGTCGGCGTCCTGCTCGATGGCCCCGGATTCGCGCAGATCGCTGAGCACAGGGCGCTTATCTGGGCGCGCCTCGCAGCCCCGGTTGAGCTGGGACAGCACGATCACGGGGCAGCCAAGCTCGCGGGCCAGCAGCTTGATCTGGCGCGACATGGCGGTGACATCCTCGGTACGCCCCTTGCCCTCGCCTTCCATCAGGCCCAGGTAGTCGATCACCACCAGGCCTAGGCCGCCCATACGGTTCGCGTAGCGGCGCGCGATGGAGCGGATGCGAGGCATCGTCATCACAGGAACGTCGGAGACGCAGATCGGCGCATCACGCAGCTTGAGCGTGGCGGCCGCCAGCTCTACCCGGTAGTCAGCGGCACATACGCCTGTCTTGAGCGATGGCAGCGGGATACCGCCGACGGCAGCGATCAGGCGATCCATGAGCTGGGTCTTGGTCATCTCCAGGCTCACCACCAGCACCGGTTTTTGCTGGGTGATGGCCACGTCTGCGGCGACGTTCATGGCGAGCGTTGTTTTGCCCATGGCAGGGCGACCAGCAACCACGATCATCTGGCCCGGCTTAAGGCCCTGTGTGAATTTATCGAGGTCAGGAATACCTGACCCTAGGCCTTCCATCGAAACGCCGTTCTCGTAGCGATCCAGGCGCTCCTGAAGCACCTCCACATGCTCGGCCATGATGTCGCCGATCATTTGGCACTCGCCGTCGCTTCCCGATGCGTCCAGGCCTAGCACGATCGACTGGGCCAGCGAGATCTTGTCCTCGATGTCGGCCTGCTCGTGCGCAACCTCGTTGATGCGCTCGGCGGCGGCTGCGAGCTGACGGCAAATTGCCCGGTCACGGATGATCTGGGCGTAGGCCTTGGCGTTCGCCACGCTCGGCGTATTCGCCTGGATCTCGCCGGCATAGGCCAGCGTCCGGGTACCACTTGGTAGCTCGGCGCGGCGGTCACTCAGGGTGATTACGTCGACCGGCTTACCGTCGGCATGCAGCTCAAGGATCAACCGGTACAGGTCGGCGTTGTCATCCCAGGCGAATGCTTCGGGCGCGAGGGCGTCGGACAGAACATCGATCAGGTGCGGCTGGCGAAGCATGGCGCCAATTACGCCGTGCTCGGCCTCAAGGCTGTGAAGTTCGATCATTGAGCAGCCTCCGAGATCTCACGGAAGAGTGCCCGGCTGACCAGGGCCTCCAGCCGAGGCTGGACGTTCTGGCCACGGAAGAAAACCTGGTTGCGGTTGTTGGCCTTCTGAAAGAACCCGAGCCAGAAGCCCTGCCCGCTCTGGTGATCAGGCGACTCGTTCCATCGCTCGGCGATCATGCTGCGCAGAACCTTGTCGCTCTTCACGGTCACGGCTGGCAGGTTCGGGCAGACCTTGTGGTACAGGTCGATGATCTTGTCCACCGGAACACCGGCCTCGCTGGCACCGTTCGGGCTTCGCTTGAACGCACGGCCCAGCCAGTTGACCAGGAAGCGGCGCCAGTCCTTCTTCGGCTTGCTGCCGCTGGCCCAGGCTGCCGCACGCTTGATCTCCGCTTCCACGTCGATCGGTGCATAGGCCTCTGCCCACTTGGTAATCAGGGTGGCGTCCACTTCGAAATCTTCGCCAGTGAACACAACCAGCTTGGCTTCCGATGGAGCGGGTTCCGCCCCCTGGGGGGCAGTAATCTGTTCCGTAGGAACAGTTACTAGGGGTTTTTCTTTCGTATAAAGAAGGGAGTCGTCGGAAATTGGTAGTTTCGTTACGTTGTCGGAATTACCAATTTTGGTAGTTTCGACTGATTTTGGTTGAGTCGATTGCTCTTTTTTCGGCTCTTGGTACACCCACTCAGAAGGCGAGCAGATGCCGATTTCGCCACGGCTACCACCAACCCGGTACAGCACTCGACGGGCCAGCAGGCTGCTGATCGCACGCGAAACGTGCGCAGGCAGGATGTTGGTCATCTTGGCCACTTCGTCGGCAGTAATGCGGCGCTCCGTCAGGTTGTAGCCGATCACCAGGCGAGCAATCGCATGCAGTGTCTTGAACTCAGCTGGCGACAGGTGAACCGCTGCCAGAGCGTCCATCAGCTGGTTGTCCATCCGGGTAAAGCCCCCGGCTGATTTGAAGGTGATGACGTTACTCATGGGCTGCTCCAGGGCGCGGGGCAGCCAGGAACGCATGCAGGTGCTGCAGGCATTCACGGACGAGCTGTCGTTTAGATTGGCGCGAGTACTGGGCTCGGACCTGGCGAGCGGCACTCACTGCCAGCTCGAAATGACTGCGCGCCACGAAATCGCGGCTCGCATTTTGTGGCGCGAAGGCCACGGTATTGCTTTGGATGGTCTGGTGCATATATGATGACCTCACACAAGCGTTACGAATGCAGTACAAGAAGCCGGTCTAGCCACCGGCTTTTTTGCGTCTGCGTTTTGGGTCGGTGGTGCTTTCAACGGCAGTTCCTCATGAGTCCCTCAGGGGCTTATTAGCCCTTTCGAAACGACCGAACATTGCTTCGGCCAGGCTCAGTTCTCGTCATCCGGTTCAGAGCCTCATTGATGATTTGTGCCGCCAGTTGCTCAGGGGTTAAGCCCTTCTGCCTGGCGAGATACGCCAGATCCGAATTGCCCTTCCCGTCGAGCTGGATTCCCAGCTCTTTGCTCTCTGGCACAGGGCCTCCTCGGCCACTTCAGGCCACGTCAGTCTTCGCGTTAAGCTCTTGCATCATCTGGTCGAGACCGCGCTCCAGAATTTCCCTGGCGAGCACGGCCTTTTGGGTGCGCTTGAATCGAGCCATCGCCGACAGCAGATCGTCGGCAGCCTCATCCAAGCGAACCTTGGTGGGCTTGTTGTGCAGGTGGTCGGGGTCGAAGTACGACACGGTTGGCTCCTTTGTGGTTGAAAGTGATTAAGCGGCGGAAAGCGCGTGGGTCGGATTGCTGTCGATCTGGCTCCACGGGAACGAAGGACACAGGTCGGCACGATTCACAGCGCCATTCGTAAGCGCCTCAATCTGTAGCGCGCGCTTGGCTGGGACCGTGCGCTCTCCTGAACACCATTGGTTGACGGTTGGTGCCGCAACATTCAGCCGGCGCGCCAATTCCGCCTGACTGCCCAGCACGCGGGATGCTTCTTTGGCTGCTTCTGCTGATTTCATGAGTTCTCTCCTGGAGATTTACCGATGAATATAAGGCATTACCTTATTTCTTACAAGCCATTGCCTAACCGCGCTGGAGATAGGCCTAATTAGGCAATGCTTACCGGACCAGAATTAGGTGCAGCCATTGATGCTGCGCGGATCGCCAAAGGCGTATCCAAGAAACAGCTCGCAGACGACTTCCAGGTGAAGCCTCCGTCGGTACAGGGCTGGGTGAAAAACGGCCGGATCGACAAGTCCAAACTGATGGACGTGATCGCTTACTTTTCTGACGTGGTGGGCCCTGAGCACTGGGGGCTTCGCCCTGGCTTCTCCTACGAGAGCATCCAGGACGTCACTTCGGAGCCTGTCGCAGAGCCGGCGCCAACCTCAGCTGCCGACATGGTTCGCGCCATGCTCGCCAAGCAAGGCAAGAACTTGTCGGATTCTGCGCGCGCGCAGTTGATTGCAGCCGCCGAAGCGACCGATGAGGGAAATGTGATTACCGTAGACTTCACCCGCCCTGGCCTGGTCGGAGATGAAGTCCGGATCGCCCACTACGATATCCGCGCTGCAATGGGTGGCGGCCAGCTCCCGCACGATTACCCGGAAATGCTCAAAGACATTCGCGTCAGTCCCAGTCACCTGCGGGAAATCGGCGTCGAGTTCGAAGAGCATTACCACCTGAAGGTGGTCACCGGCTGGGGCCAGTCGATGGAGCCCACCATCAAGCACCGCGACCCGCTGATCGTGAACATCAACGTCCGCGAATTCGTCGGCGATGGGGTGTACCTATTCGTCTGGGATGACCTGCTCTACATCAAGCGCCTGCAGGTGGCTGATGAGGAGCACTACGAGATGATTTCGGACAACCCGCGGCACAAGGATCGACTGATCCGGCGGGACATGACCTACATCCAGGCGCGGGTGCTACTGGTCTGGAACACACATCTTGTTTAAACCTTACTGACATTTTTTCATTTATAAAAACCACACATGAACATAATCGGGCGTGACGCTTTAGACCAAAAATTTAGACATAAAACTAAAGATTTTGAACCCTTCATTAGCCACATAAGATTTCCGAAATACCGAAATCTTGAACCTGGCCTAAAGCTAGACTTTTTATACCCGATAACAGCTCTCGTTGGTGAGAACGGAACCAACAAAAGCTCAATCATCAGAGCACTTTTCGGCGCCCCTGCGGACAACTCTCCAGGCACATTTTGGTTCTCGACATCGTTAGACCCTATAGAGGAAGAAGGCGGGACCCCCAACTGCCTAATTTACGGCTACCTCAACGAGCATGAGAACCGGATTGTTGAAGTTCTTAAAACACGTTCCAGATACGATAAAACAGTGGCGGGTCAAAACCCTGACTACTGGGAACCTTCGCGCCCGATAGTAAAATATGGCATGGAAAGAATGCCTCCAATTAAGACTGGCGCCCCCTTACCTAAAGGGCGATCAAAAACCAGATATAACGCAATAGCCAAAAAAGTCACTTTACTAGATTTCAGAACAGAGCTAAGCGCCTATGATAAATTTTTTTACCACGGCGATTTTCTCAAAACTGAAAAAATAAAAACCAAGCAGGACTTCATTCGACACAAGTCAATTCATCTTCATGCCGCAATTGAAGCAAAATCGGCAAGTTACTTATATTATGGTAGAGATAAAATAGAAGACAAGCTCAATCGCGAACTTAGCAAGGATGAAACCGAACTTGTTTCATACGTTTTGGGGCGATCGTATAAAAAAATTGAAATAGTTGCGCACACGTTTTTTAAGAACCCTGGAAAAACTGTTCGTTTGTCACATTCAGACATTCGGTATTCAGAGGCATTCGCAGGAAGCGGAGAGTTCGCGGTCGTCATGTTAGTGCTTGGCGTACTACAAGCCCCTCCAAACTCTCTAATCCTACTAGACGAACCTGAAGTTTCGCTACATCCTGGCGCGCAGGAACGACTAATGAAGCTGCTTATTAGCGAGGTCACAAAAAATAATCACCAGGTTATTTTATCTACTCACTCACCAGCGATTATTAGGCACCTCCCGCCACCCGCAATCAAAACCCTCAGATTGAACGAAAACACTGGAAAGGTCGCTTTGGTTTCGCAGAGCCTGTCTCCAGACGATGCATTTTACTACATCGGTGAACCTTCAGCGACTAAGCTTACAATTATTGTGGAGGATAAGCTCGCCAAATCGATAGTGGAAAGAGCCCTAAAAAGCTTGGGGCCTCACGTTGAAAAATATGAAGTAATGTATATACCAGGTGGTGCGGAAGCCTTGTGGGCGACCTATGTTCCAATATTTTGCATTGCCGATCGAAAAGATATTCTTTTTCTTCTCGATGGAGACAAACGAAAACCTCCATTACGTAAATCCTCCTCAATACCAGAAGCGGAAAATGAAAGTCTCGGAGAAGAGATTAAAAAGCTAACCGGTTGTAAAATCGACTTCAAGATCGATGGGAACGGAAAAAGCGGCGGAAACAAATCTCAACTTTACTCTATGCAACGCCAATTTATAGATTGGACATCGCAGTATGTTGATTTTTTACCAATGAATACTGCAGAGGAATTCATAGTGGCAAATAGCCCTTCTTTTTCAACGACGCATAAAAACCGTGACGCGAAAGAGATCATACTGGATTACGCAAAAACCCAACTTGACAGAGGCAGCGCAGACCAAATAAAATCTGAGGAAATTTTTACAATTCAATGTATTGAGCTAGCATTAATTCCTTTTAGCAATGCCGATTTCGAAAAAATACGCTCTCGAATCGAGAAATTCAATGATGGCAGATAGATGACCATAAATGTCTTCGATTTTTTTTCGGGCTGCGGAGGCACGAGCTGCGGTTTCCGAAATGCCGGAATGAATGTACGGCTGGGTCTTGATATTGACCCAGACGCCGCGAAAACATATAGGTTCAATTTTCCTGAAGCCGAATTTATTGAAGCAGACATCCGAGCGCTTACTCCAGATGTGCTTTCAAAAATAATGCTTGGCATTGAGGGCAAAGTGCTATTTAGCGGTTGCGCCCCTTGCCAACCGTTCTCCAAACAGAATCGCTTCCAATCGAGCGATGATCCTCGACGCAATCTTCTTTCCGAATTTGGTAGATTTGTAGAGTTCTGGCTCCCTGACTATGTTTTCGTCGAAAACGTTCCCGGAATGCAGAAAGACTGCCTGAAAAGCGAAACTTTTGTTAGCTTCACCAAGCTACTGGACAAGCTTGGATACTCATATGATGCAGCAGTCGTGCAGGCCGCATCCTTTGGCGTACCGCAGACTCGGTCTAGACTAGTATTAGTAGCAGCCAAGCATGAGACTGTAAGTATACCGAGAGCGACTCATGGCGCGGGACTAGCTCCCTTCTCAACTGTGCGCGATTGGATTGAAGATCTGCCGCCTCTCGCAGCTGGAGAGGCTAACCAATCGGACCCTGATCATTGTGCTATGAATCTTTCAGAGATTAATTTGCAGAGGATAGCCCACACCCTGGAGGGTGGCGGAAGAGAAAACTGGCCAGAAGAATTACTTTTAAACTGCCACAGAAATTATTCAGGTCATAGTGATGTATACGGACGTTTAGCCTGGGATAGGCCTGCTTCAGGCCTGACAACAAAATGCCTCAGCTACTCGAATGGCAGATTCGGCCACCCTAATCAAATGAGGGGATTAAGCTTACGTGAGGCTGCATCACTACAGACCTTTCCTAGAAGTTATCGATTCTTCGGCTCCTTGCAATCTCGTGCAAGGCAAGTAGGAAATGCTGTTCCGCCATTGATGGCCGAGAGCATTTCAACCGCTTTTAGCTAAGATTCAGTTGTTGCCCACAATTGCGTGGGCTTTCAACCTCCCTCAGAAAGGCGTCTCTTCCTCCGCTCTCTCCTCCCCCCACCCCCGCTCCACGACCAGGTCTTCACGATCGTCTGCGCTCCCCTCCTCCCACCGAACCGTCACGCTCTCATCGTCGTTGAAGGTCAGGTCCAGCTCCGGCGTCTCGGCCAGCAGCCCCATCACCTCCTCCGT